GCTCCTCATACGACCTATTCTGGTGCAAATCTTCGTGAATGTGTTGCATCTTTTGGTGCATCAGTTCCTGAGTGTGAGAATGTGAAATGGGTGCAACCGAATGCATCTATCTGTCCTTATCGTGAGGATATTGAAGATGTGTGTAAGTTTGCAAAGCAAATGAGCACACTGTGTGAGTTCGTGAATGATAAGCAAGCAACAGAACTCAAGAAAATCATCAATTCCTACATCCGTGAGGGTAAGGAGGTTGACGAACATGAAATTGCAGAAAATTATGATGTTGATATCAACCTGCTGCGTCTTTGGAAACTCGTTGCATCAATCAAGACCGATTTGTTCTTCTTCATCTCTGATGACGATAGCATCTCCTGTGAGATTGATGGTAAAGAGTCTGCGCATGAAGGGTATGTGATGACGAACAAGTTTGGAACTTACAAGATTGTTGACCGCACTCAATTCAGCCGTGCAAACTTCACAATCGCAAAGAGTTGGTAACTGGGCCCTTGAAAGTGTCCTAGTAGTATGAGAACCACACACCGCTTCCAAACATTCAAAGAGGCACTCAACTTTCTGATGAGTGAGTTTCAGATGAGCAATCAGCAAGCAACTCACTTCATCTGGGACAATCAGTTCACTATGGGAACTGACCGTGCTATTTGGATTACTGAACCTACCAACTGATTATGTACTCTTTCAAACCCTCTTCCTCTGGGGATTATGTTGCTGCGTTTGATGTTGCAGCAACCTTGATTATCAAATCTCTCATCAAGAAAGGTGCAAAGTTCATTCGCCTTCATGATGACTTATATGATACACTAGGTGCAGAGACTAAAGCAGAGCAAACAAGTATTAGAATGGCAGTTCGCAAAGCAAAAGCATCTGGTCTCATCAAAAAAACGCAGATTGACACCATCTATTCTGTCGCATGATGACTTACTCTAATCTCTCAAAGATTCGTCCGAAACTGAGAACAACTGGGCGGGTATCTGGTAATTTTGGTAGGAACAAAGTGTCCGCAGGTTCATCATTGAATGAGATTGGAATGAGCACCAAAGAAACAATCAAATGTGCTACACAGGATGAGTATCTGAATCGTCTTTATTCTGCATTTGATAATACTGATGATGCAAAGTTAAAGAAGTTTCTGTATCAAGAGATTCGTAAGATTCTTATCACACAAGGAAAGTGGTAACAAACAGTTTGATTATGCTAACTGGTTTCCTAGTTCTATTTGCTTACGCTGCCGGCGCTGCAAATGTTTTCCTGATTCAATACCTCACCAAAAACTACAAATGAAATACGAAGTCACTTTATACGTTTCTGGACGTAACTTCAAGGACATTGTAATTGCTAATTCGCCAACAGATGCAAGAGTTACAGCTGAAGCACGCAATCCTACAGCACGTGTTGTAGCAGTCAACGGAACGTTTAAGTAACTGGGCCCCTGAAACTGTACCAGTAGTAACACCACACATCAAACCATGAACTACTACAAAATCACTGAAATTGACTTTGACTTTGACGGTGAAGATATCACTCAAGAAGAGATTGATACTATCGTCACTGAAACAAAAGGTTGCCTCTGGACTTCACCAACTGAAGAAGATCTATCAGACATCATCTCAAATAACACTGGTTGGTGCATTAACTCTCTGTCCTATGATGTGATTGCTGCCTGATGATTGAAACTGATTTCTTTATTCTCACTGGCGAACAATACCAGCAATTCAATTCTGAAGCATCAGAACTTGGTTTAAGTATTGATTATTATCTCAGTGAGTTTTGTGATGTCGAAGGACCAGACATCTACATTGATTAAAACTGGGCCCCTGAAACTGTACCAGTAGTATCACCACTCACCACTGAAACCATGAGAACCATCGAACGCCAAATGAACCAAGCAATCCAACAGGAAAAGGATTGGAAAAAGGATAATACTGAGGTTATCAATTGCACTCATGTAAGCGATGTTTATCTTCACAACAATCTCATTGCTCGCATTGGTGAAACCTGGTTAGAGTTGTTCGATGGGGGATACCAAACCGCAACAACTAAATCCCGTCTCAACTCAATCCTCCAAGCCCATGGTAATGGAGAGCGTATCTTCTCCAAGAACTTTGAATGGTTCATTGTAACTGATAATGGCGAAACTGTTCCCTTCTTCTCCGGTATGCGCCTGAACTGAATGTTGTTTAATCTAGTTCTGTTCTCATCTCTCATTGTCCGCTATCACTTTCACCACTGATGATTGAACTCCTCATCTCTTCAACTATCATCGGTCAAAGTATCATTGGACCTAATCTTCTTCGGACTGATTATCTCACTGACCAAAATCAAATCATCACGATTCAAGAGACAATCACAGAATTCCCAGAAGACCAACCGTGTAACCTATGACTAAGTTCCTCATGGGCACAATTACTGGAATCATTCTTTCAACAGTAGGATTCCAAGGGTTAGCAAACCTAGGTAATCGTACAATCACAACCATCGAATCATTCGCTCAATCACAACAATGAACAACAACCAAAAGGATTCAATGCTTGCTATTATCCTAGAGCAAGTTCAACAACAAATCGTTAATCTAGTAGAGCAAGATCTAATTGAAGAGTCTTACTCCTTATACAAAGAATGGGAAGAACATTTCAACAATAATATCACTGAACTAGAAATCATTACTATCAACGACCTCACCACTATCTGATAGTAACAAGAGGAAGGGAGTTTGCCTCATCTAAGTAAACAAAGTGACTTCCATAGAGTGTAGATAATCAAGGTTATTTGGTGATGTGGTTTATAGGCAGAGGACTGGTAATCCTCTGCTTTTTTATTGCTTATAATACCAATAACAACCCATCCAACTATACTTACCAGGATTTTTAAGAGAAGAAATTAACCCTGTTCCACGTTTGCCTCTTAGAGTTAATGATGCTTTATTTGCACTATCAAACTCATAAACAAGCTCGCCTGTTTTCTTATCGTATCCAACAACAGGTCTAACAATAGGTCTATTATCAAGTCGTTTCCATTTATATCCGTATGCTCCAATTCCATCTCTTATTGCTCTACTAATGTTTCCAGATCCACCTTTTAACCCTAACTCTTTTTTTGCAGATGCTATACTATCAAATTCAATAACTTCACCAGTTGTTATATTTGTACCTTGAACTTTTCTCTTAGCATGTGTTCCTCCTTCATTTTTAGAGAGAAAGAATCCCCATTTTTCTCCACGTTCTAATTTGTTCTTAAGACCGATACTTACATTACTTACCCATTCATCAGAACGTAAAACATTACTCATAGACTGTGATATTTTATCTCTTACATCTTCTCTTATGTTCTTATTACTCTCTCCACCTGTTGTAGCATTATAACCACGATTATAGGAATTAAAGTGTTCTATCCAGTAGATTTCTCTTTCACTGAGTTTATCTTCTGTTGTCTCTTCTAGAACCTTAACGTTAAAGTTATCCAATCCATATTTGTTCATTGCTCTATACAATGGACGTTCAGAAAAGGTCTTACTTTCCTGAATATGTGCTAACCAACGCTTATTCAAAGGCATCACAGTCTGTCCAACGTACTTATTACCATTGACCTTATTTTCGATTAAGTAGATTGTACCTTGACGCATTTTGATTGATAAGTTGCTAGACAATTTGATGGTATTTATGATAACTTACTCTCTTTTCTTAAGTTGTTCACAATTTCCACAACCTGTGGAAAACCTTTATAAAAATAGCTGTGTGTGAAGTATTATAAGTAATAGGTTTATCTTTATATCTCTTAGAGTCGTTATCTTTGCTTGCGAGCTTAGACGAACTCGCCCGAAATGTCAAGACCCCCCATAAGACTTTACCGGACACATAAGTTCTCACACGTCAACCCCCACTTTCCCGGAATATCATAAAATCCCCACACAACTCCCAGAATACTCTGAGACCCCTCTAAAATCGCCCACAAGGACACTAAATACCAACACTTGACAGATACTCCCAGATCCCTTATAATTGCCTCATACAACACATTCAAGGAGAACACTTATGTCAGTTGCCTACAGTCAAGCACAGAAGCAGCGTTATCGTATTACCCTTGACATCTCAGCATATCCTGATTTCGACCCGCACAACATCAACTGGAATAAGTTATTTGAACTCGAAGGATCTGAGAACTGTGAGGCTTATGTGGAAGACCTAAGTCGTCCTGATAAGTGGTGACATAAGAGCATACAATAAGACTCCTTAAGAGACTCCTCTATGGGGTCTTTTTTAATGACTTGACATACCTTACTGTATCGTGTACAATGTCCTTGTGGAGGATGAAAAGCAATAAGGTAGCTTAACATAGAGCCACCGTTAGGTAATCACGAACGTAGTGAGTGATTGAATTGGGCCCCTGAAAGTGTACCAGTAGTATAAGGACCACTGAAAACCACTCATGATCACAGGCGGCGTAATCTTCCTTCTCTCTTATGCTCTCGGTGCTGGACATGTTCTTCTCATTCAGCGCCTGAACCGTAAGTACTGAGAACTCTTCACCCTCTAAGTATCAGTTAACTCATGATGGTTAGTGTCACTGAGACCCGCCCATTCTTCGTTGAGCAAGCAAAGTCGGGAAGATGGAATGTATGGGTCTTTCAGAGAGAAACTGAAAGCGGTTACAAGTATTCTGTTAAGCAAACATTGAAGAACCCCGATGATGCTTACTCATGGGGACTACAGTATATCAACACTGTCGTAAGGTAAGTTAACTGGGCCCCTGAAAGTGTACCAGTAGTATGACCACCACTACCAAACCAATGACTAACACTCTCCAAGCAAAAGTACAGGACACCACCTATAACGGTTGGACCAATTATGAGACCTGGAATGTTGCACTCTGGATCAACAATGATGAGGGTCTGTATAACATTGCCAATGAGTGCAGTTGCTATCAGGAATTCATTGATAATATCAGTGAGTTTATGACACAAACTCCTGATGGTGTTAAGTTCAATGACCCCGCTGTAAATGTCATCGAACTGAATAGCGAAGTGTTCGACTTCTGATATTAACTGGGCCCCTGAAAGTGTACCAGTAGTATAAGGGACACACAGTTCTCATCACTCCAAATCTCATGTTCAAAAACGTCATCAATCAGGTCCGCACTTTTGGTTACACGATGAAGAATCCGATGCCCCGCAAAATCTTCTTCCTGCGGAACTTTGCTCCCCAACGTTATACTGAGTTCAAAGACCTGATGAATACTCTGAACACACAGTTTCATCAAGGTCTTATCAATGAGGAGCAAATGGATTCGGCACTCCTTGCCTTCTGATTGTAGTTCTTCATTCACACATAAGACACACACAGTAAGCATCACACATGGGAATAAGTGCGCCCTATAAAGACACTTACTTCACACACAGTTACTAACACACAACAACACAAATGTCTAAGCAAGTTCTCATCTCCATGCTCGCACAAGGTAACAACGGAAACGACATTCTTTCGATTCTTGATGTTATTGTGTCTGAGCAATCTTCTGAGTCTGATGATAACGGTCCGACTTTGAATACGATTGAGTTCTGATACCTTAGGGGCGCAGGGTTTGACACTCTGTGCCCTCTTATGTTAGGATGGACAGTATGCGTGAAACGGCAGTGATTGGTGCCGGTTTCTTATGGTGCCGCGGGGGCGTAGCGTGTTTAAGGCGCCCCCCCGTATATAAAAAAGCAAACTACCCTAACCTACAGAGGTGACAATTCGACCTCTAAATATCACATTCATAAAATTTTTCCGGAGTACCAAAAAGTGGCAAAATGGATTCATAAGGGTGGATATTCTCGCCCCGATAAGAGAACGGTAAAGAAGGGTGGTAAGAAGAAGTAGACCTTATTGGAATTTCTGGAAGGTAGTCTTTGCAGGATGGTTAATAAGGTATCCACGACAATGCTTTACGATATTCGGAGGCACTGTTGGATTTCTGATTGTTCTGATATATAATGCGGTAACAAAATGAAAAGTTACTGAAAAATTTCCGGAAAAAATTTTTATGACTGAAAATGTTTATCACATTTACGCAAAGGGTCAGTGCATCTATCACAGTTTATCAGAGAGTAGATTCTCTGAGACCTGGGAAATGATTCACCGAATGATTGATCTTCTTGATTTAGATCTTACAAAAGAAGATTTGTGTTATGAAGAACTGTGTGTGAATAAGGAAGTAGTACTCAACTCTTCTCATTGACAGAAGCATATATAGACTGATAAAATTGATCTGAAGGTTATTTTCACTTATGGCAAAAGGATTTACAGTTAAAGCAGCATCCCCTAAGGCATCAGAAGCTGATTGGGATTATGATGCTATCAAAGAACGAATGAAGGGAAAGAGTATTGTATTCTGTCTACCTGGACGAGGATGCTCTTTTATTTTTCTAAAAGCATTTGTACAACTATGTTTTGATCTTGTACAAAATGGAATGAGTATTCAAATTTCTCAAGATTACTCATCTATGGTTAACTTTGCACGTTGTAAAGTATTAGGTGCAAATGTACTTCGTGGACCAAAGCAAATTCCTTGGGATGGGAAGTTGCAGTATGATTATCAACTTTGGATTGACTCGGATATTGTCTTCACCACAGAAAAGTTCTGGCAACTCTGTGATCTTGCTCTGAATGCAGAGGGAGAAGAGAAGGAGATTGTTGCTGGTTGGTATGCCACAGAAGATGGTCACACAACCTCAGTAGCACACTGGTTGGAAGAAGATGACTTCCGCAAGAACGGTGGTGTGATGAATCATGAGACCGTAGATTCAATCTCTAAGCGTCGCAAACCTTTCACTGTTGATTACACTGGATTTGGTTGGGTACTCATCAAGAAGGGAGTCTTTGAGAATCTTGAGTATCCTTGGTTCGCTCCTAAGATGCAAGTCTTTGAGTCTGGTGCAGTACAAGACATGTGTGGCGAAGATGTCTCATTCTGTCTTGATGCAAAAGAAGAAGGCTTTGATATCTGGTGTGATCCTCGTATTAGAGTTGGTCACGAAAAAACTCGCGTTATCTGATGAAAGAGAAAACCTACGATATCTTATATAATGGTCGTAGACTTTACCAGAACCTCACTCTAGAGTCTTGTAGTGAGGTTCTACAAGGGATCTCAGAGCGGTTTTGCTCGGGAGATAATATTGATCCTAATTTAATTGAACTGGAGGAAACTCAAAATGGCACTGAATAAACTTATTTTTCAACCCGGCGCGCCGAAGAAAACTCGTCAAGGACGTTCACCTCGTACTCTACTAAGTCCAACGTCTCGTAATGGACGTAAGAAGAAGTATCGGGGACAAGGCAAATAATTTAAATGATTCAACTAAATCCTCAAATCCCAGTCATTACTCCAAAGGGTAATGGTTGGGCATTTTTTTTAATTGACCGTTCACAAGAACATGATTTAGAGTGGGTTGTTTTTCTAGATAGTAGTGGAGAATGTTGGACCTTTAAAAACTCAGATATTAGAATACAAAAAAACTATACTTTACATCGTTCAAATCCATCTAGCATTGAATAATGTATCATTTAGAAACTTCGGATGAATGGGAATCAATTCACATAAAAGATCTTTGGGTTTATAATAAACTTATATTATCCAGGTCATTAGGATACTTATGTGGCCCAACTGGAGTGTCTGTACCAATTCCAAATCATTATATCGTCCGTCCAAGCATTAATTTCCTTGGTATGGGACGATTTTCTCGTATGGAATGGATATCCGACAAAACTGACCACTTTCACCCATCAGAATTTTGGTGTGAAAGATTTTATGGTGAGCATATTAGTGTGGATTTTGAAGATAAGCAATCAAAATTAGTTGTTATTGGGGAAAGGGATTCGAACAATCCTTTGTATAAATGGGAAAAATGGACTAAAATTGATAGGAGGGTGGAATTTCCTTCACTCTTAGATGATTTGGTCGGCAATTATGAACATATTAACTGCGAATTTATTGGTGATAAACTAATAGAGGTTCATTTTAGACAAAATCCAGATTTTAGATACGGGAATACTGTTGCAATTCCCGTATGGAAAGGAGAAAAAATTGAAAAAATTGAAAATCTGTCATTTGTAAGAGATGAAGACTATCTAAGAGAAGGTTTTTATATTGATTTCGGGATAGAAACCCCGTAAAAAGTTCTGATCTAAAAAATCAGGAGAAAAAAATGACCAAAAAAGTCGATAAAGACGAAAATTTCATGAAAAATGAGTGGGGGACTCAATTTTTGTCAAGTGAGTATGGATGGGATGAAAAAATTAAACAACAAAAGATGCTTAGGGAGATTTCAAATGATGATTTGACGCCTAAAAAACACGATTTTGTTGTTCAAAATGAAATTCATTCTAAAATTCGTAATGATGATGATTATGACGATTGGGAATATGGAACAGAACCACTTTATGAGTCAAAACCACTCTAAATAAGATATAATCGAATGTAAAATATGCCTCTAGAGAGGATAAGTAAAGGATTCAAAGATATTAGTATGACATTCCAGTCAAATCCTCTCAACAGAGATTTGATTGGAATAAAAAATGAGACTGCGATTTCGAGATCGGTGAAAAATCTTGTTCTTACTTCTCAGGGAGAAAAATTTTTTGATTCTAGTTTTGGTACTAAAGTTTCAAAACTCTTATTTGAAAATATTGATGAAATGACCGCATCTATCATAAAAGATGAAATATCATTTACATTAACTACATATGAACCTAGGATTGAACTGATTAATATATCAGTAAAACCAAATTATGATGAAAATGAATTTGCTGTTACCATACAATATAAAATTATTGGTATTGATGTACTTCCTCAGCAATTATCATTTGCATTACAACCAACAAGATAAATGACTCTAGTAAATTTTACAAATCTAGACTTTGATCAGATAAAAGTATCTTTAAAGGAATACTTAAGATCAAATTCAAATTTCACTGATTATGATTTTGAAGGATCAAATCTTTCAACAATCATAGACCTATTAGCTTACAACACATATATTTCTTCATACAATGCTAACTTTGTTAGTAATGAGGTTTTTATTGATAGTGCAACACTCAGAGAAAATGTTGTTTCTCTGGCTCGTAATATTGGATATGTTCCTCGTTCCAGAACTGCGGCAAAAGCAAACATATCTTTCTTTGTAGATACAAGTACTTTTAGTACAAATCCACTTACACTAACTCTTAAAAAAGGTACTGTTTGTCTATCAAGTTCTACATTTGGTGACACTAATTTTTCCTTTGCAATTAAAGGTGATGTAACCGTTCCAGTTGTTAATGGTATTGCACTGTTTGATGACATCGAAGTTTATGAAGGATCCTTAATAACTGCTAATTTTACAGTAAATAGCAATAATCCAAATCAAAAATATATTTTAGAAAATTCAAGTATAGACACATCAACGATTTCTGTTCTTGTTAGAAACACTGAGTCTAGTTCTGTTTCAAGAAACTTTGTTTTTTCTGATAGCATATTAAATGTAACCTCAGAATCAAGAGTTTTCTTTATACAGGAAATTGAGGACCAGAGATATGAGTTAATATTTGGAGACGGTATATTTGGTAAAAAGTTAGATAATTTAAATTACATTGATGTTTCTTATATAATTACCAGTGGTGAATCTGGAAATGGTGTTAGTGACTTTAAGTTTGGCGGAAGAATAGTTGATAATAATGGAAGAGTTGTTACTGATGGAATATCGTTAGTGACAACTAACGTGGCATCAAGGAGTGGTAAGGAAATTGAATCTGTAGAGTCAATTAAAAAATATGCTCCAAGAATATATGCAGCGCAAAATAGGGCAGTAACTGCAAACGATTATGAAAGTATAATACCAAAGATATATCCAGAAACGGAATCAATTTCTGTTTATGGTGGAGAAGATCTTGAACCCCCAAGATACGGTAAAGTTTTTATCAGTATAAAACCTTTTAATGGACCATTTGTATCAAGTCAGGTAAAAGACAATATCAAAAAACTTTTGCGCAAGTATAGTGTTGCTGGTATTGTTCCTGAAATAGTAGATTTAAAGTATCTTTTTATTGAATTTGATACTACCATTTATTATAATACTAACCTTGCTTCTTCTCCAGACAGTGTGAGAAGTATAGTCAGTCAAAATATAACTAAGTATGCAGAATCTAGTGAACTGAACAAATATGGCGCAAGGTTTAAATATAGTAAATTTTTGAAAATAATCGATGATGGTAGTAATTCCATTACTTCAAATATTACAAAAATTAGAATGAGAAGGGATTTATTTCCTCTCGTGAATCAATTTGCTGATTATGAAATATGTTTTGGTAATAGATTTCATATAAAAGATCGTAATGGATTTAATATTAAATCATCTGGATTTAGAATAAATGGTTTAAGTGAAACATTATACATAAGTGATGTACCTGATTCTAATTTGAGAACAGGTAAGATTGTAATTTTTAGACTTATCTCGCCAACTGAGTTTGTGATTGTAGCATCAAATGCTGGAACAATAAATTATGAAAAAGGTGAAATTATATTATTCCCAATCGATATCAGAGAAACTATTAAATTCAGTGGGGGTAATCCAGTTATAGAAATATCTACAATTCCTAAATCCAATGATATTATTGGATTACAGGATCTTTATTTGCAGATAGATATTAATAACAGTATTTTAAATACTGTTTCTGATGAAATTTCATCTGGTGCTGATGCATCAGGTACATCATATACAGTAACATCAAGCTACGAAAACGGAAATCTTGTAAGATCATAAAATGACAGAGAGCAGAATCAAAATTAGTTCAATTGTTGAAAATCAACTTCCGGATTATGTAAAAGAAGAATTTCCGCTAGTTACGGAATTTCTTTCTCAGTACTATCAAGCAATAGAAAATCAAGGAAGTACACTTGATATTCTGCAGAATATTGATCATTATATAAAAGTTGATAACTTAACTAATTTAATTGATTCTACGCAGACAACATCGAATGTATCTCTGTTTGATGGAACAATTAATGTTGAAAGTACTTTTGGATTTCCAGATTCATATGGATTAATTAAGATTGATAATGAGATTATTACTTATAAAAGCAAAACATCCACATCATTTGATGAATGTGTAAGAGGATTTGTTGGAATTGAAGAATATTTTAATAATGATCAATTGAAATTTTCTGATACAAATGTAGAGTCTCATGTTGAAGATTCTACTGTTGTTAATTTGAGTGTTCTTTTCCTTAAAGAATTTTTTAATAAAATTAAAATTCAGGTTACTCCTGGATTTGAAAATCGTGCTTTGAGTTCTCAAATAAACGAAGGACTTTTTATTAAACAATCTAAAGATTTTTATTCATCAAAAGGAACAGCGCACTCTTTTGAAATTCTTTTTAGAGCTCTATATGGTAAAGACGTTGAAGTTATTCTTCCGCGCGATTTTCTTATCCAACCTTCGGATGCTCAGTATAGAATTACTAAAGATCTTGTAGTTGAAGCAATTGAAGGAAATCCTACAGATTTAATAAACTTAACTCTATACCAAGATTCAGTTTACGATATTCCTGCATCAAGGGGTACAGTATCTAATGTAGAAAAAATTATTCGTTCAAATAAAGAATATTATGTAATTAGTTTAGATTTTGGATATGGCAATAATGTAAATGATACTGGTCTTGCGCTCGGGAACTTTACGGTACACTCAAAAACAAAAAATATAATTGATATTGTCCCCAGTTCTGATACTATCACGGTAGATTCTACGTTAGGTTTTCCATCTTCCGGAAATTTAACAGTAGATCTAGAAAATGGAACTCAATTATTAATTAATTATACATCAAAATCATCAACTCAGTTTTATGGTTGTACTGGAATAAATCAGAATGTTCCAAAAAACAGTGAATTAAATTTAGACGCTTTTGCTTATGGATATACTGACGTTGAACAAACTAAAATTGCAAAAGTAAGAATTACTGGTGTTCTTTCAAATATAGATTTAGATTCTCCCACCAAATATTACGATAGAGGTGACTTAATAAAGATTGTAACTATTGGTAAGCAATCTAATGACTTTAGAGCAAATAAATGGTTATTTAATATTTCTTCAACTCATAATATAAAATCTATAATCGAGTTAGATGCATTAAACTTTAGATATAATATTGATCTATATGATCGACATTTTTTCTATATTGGAGATTCAGTTACAATCATATCTCCCCAAGGACAACCTGCATCCGAAATTAGAGGTGTTGTAAGTGCGGTTAAAAACTCCACTTCTATTACTATTTCTTTAGAGCAAAAATTAAATTCTCTTGTACCTTTCCAAATAAAGAAAAATATAGTAAATGTATCATCAAAAAATGACTTAAGTTTGAATAAGTATGTTGCGAATGTTCAAAACACTTATATTGATAGTACAAACTCAGTATACGTAACATCACTTTCTTTACCATATTATGCAAATAATTCTCTTGATATAAGAGATAAGAAAATAACCTTTTCCGGAACATTTTCCGGAGATTCTCTTACAGTTCCAAATCATAAATTTTATACTGGCGATAAAATTGTTTATAACCCAGATCAAAATGAAAATAAACTTGATTTGGGAGCCGGAAAATATTTTGTTCGTAGAATCGATTCTAGCACAATAAAGTTAAGTAGAAGTGTCGCAGATCTTTTTAATAATAGGTATTTGAATGTTTCTGGTACTGTAGTTGATAATGTTTTTTATTATGAACCTTTTACTTTTGAAAATTTAAGTCCAAAGACTGTACTACCTCAAAATTTAATTAGACAAATTCCAATTCCATCAATAACAAATACTCGCTTTATAACTCCCACTGGGTTTACTGGTATTTTTGTAAATGGTGTTGAACTCTTAAACTATAAATCAAATGATTATGTTTATTATGGACCAATAACATCTATTGATATATTATCTAGAGGAGGTAATTATGATGTTATTAATCCACCAATAGTACAAATTAGTGATTTGGTAGGATCTGGTGCTACCGCACATTGCACTGTCAGTGGATCATTGGTAAGAATTGATGTTATAGATGGTGGAGTAAATTATTTACAAAATCCAGAAATAATCATAACTGGGGGAAATGGTTCTAATGCTAAAGCTATTCCAATTTTAGAATCATATGATTATTCGGTTTCTTTTAGTTCTAATCAGTCCGCAGGATATGTGAATTTAATTGATAATACTATTGGATTCTCATCTTTCCATAAACTTAATAATGGAGATGAATTAATATATCAAACAAATGAGCAGCAGGGAATTGGTGGAATTACAACCAATTCATCTTATTTTGCCTCAGTAGTTGACGCGAATACTATAAAATTACATACCAAATTAACTGATGCTTTTGATAGAACTAATCCTGTAAATTTATCTTTACCATATGGTACAGGTGTTCATACATTAAAGTCAAAATTCAAAAGAAGAAAAATACAATCAATAAATGTAATAAATCCAGGAACTAATTATAGAAATAGAAAATTATTTGTTGGTTCTATTGGTATTAGCACTGCAAATAATTCAATCAATATTAATAATCATAATTTTAATAATAAAGATATAGTCACATATCAATCTACCGGCGAAGTAATAAGTGGATTAGACACATCAAAATATTACTATGTCGAAAAAATTGATGATAACAATTTTAGATTATTCGATCAGTATACGCTAGATGATAAAAATCAAATAGATTTTTATTATGAGACAAATCAACCAGTAAACTTAACAAGTGTTGGTAGTGGTCTTCATATTTTCAGAGATGAACCAATAAGAATTCAAATTATTGGACCTGTTGGAGTAACTACATTTGCAAATCAAAATTTTGATGCCGAACTTCAACCTATTTTCCGAGGAAGAATTGAGTCTGTATTCTTAGAGGATGGTGGTTCTAACTATGGAACTGAAGAAATCTTTAATTATAACCGACAACCTAATATTACACTTAACTCAGGAACTGGTGCTGAGATAAGACCTGTAATTTTGAATGGTTCTATTGTTAATGTTTTTGTTGTAAATCCGGGAATAGGTTATAATTCTCCCCCAGACATATTCATTGAAAGTCCAACAGGATCTAGTGCTATCTTAGTCCCAATAGTCAATGAAGGACTTTTGGTTGAAGTTAAAGTTGTATCTGGTGGAATAGGGTACGAACAATCAACAACTACGATGATTGTTTCTTCTGCTGGACAAGAAGCAAAATTTAGCGCAAATATAAAATCTTGGCAAGTAAACCTGGTTGAAAGAAATATTATTTCGGGTGAAATAACAAATGATGATGGTATTATTGCAGAATCATTAAACAATAAATTTGAACTTGAATATTCTCACGGATATGCTCCAAGAAGTCTTAGAAGATCAATACTAGCAGAAAAGTTCACTGACGAGGGAATTATTTACATTCCGGATTTAAATATCCAAAATGGCAGTGAAACTTTATCGGACGTACATTCCCCTATTATTGGATGGGCATATGATGGAAACCCAATCTATGGCCCCTATGGATACTCAACTGCTTCAGGTGGAGCAGCAAAACTTTTAAAATCTGGATATTCAATTTCACTGCAAGATAATAGACCAAGTTTAGATCTTTATCCTGAAGGATTTTTTATAGAAGATTATCAATATACTGATAATGGTGATTTGGATGAGTCTAATGGAAGATTCTGCGTTACTCCAGAATATCCTACTGGGACATATGCTTATTTTGCAACTATATCCGAAAATATTGAAACATCAGGAACCTTTGTAAATTATAGAAGACCAATATTCCCATATGCAATTGGTGATTACTATCATTCAAATATTGGTGTAGTTAATTTTTCACCGGTCTTAAATCAAGATGATTTTGATCTCAATCAAACTAATTTATTAAGAAATACGACTCCATATTATTTGAATAGTGATAACAGTTTTTATGAGTATCTAGAAGATCCTAATAAAATTAAAGAGCAAAATTCTAAAGTTATTAATGTATCTTCCGGATCAGTAACATCAATTGATATTATTGATCCTGGCGAGAATTATAATGTAGGTGATCAAATTTTATTTGATAATGCTGGAACTGGAGGAAGAGGTGCGAAGGCCTATGTCTCTGGCATTCAGGGTAAAAATATTGTAGGCATTTCAATTACAACACTTCAAGTAGACAATGTTGAATTAATTGGAAATGTTGGAATATCTTCTTCACAATTAAATTTGAAAAACAGAGATTTTCTTACTATAACTGGAAAAATTCCAAATCAATTTAGTACAACTCAAAGAATTGAAATAGTTAATAGCACTCTTATTCTTTCTTCTGGAATTGGATCTGCTTTTTATACTGGAATAGTGACTTATATGAGCGTTTATCCTCCAATAAATGCTATAGAGAATGATTTATTTTATCTTGGCAATGAAGTAGTTAAAATACTGAATATTGACAAATTAAATTCCAGGGTCAGAATACTTAGAAATCAGAAAGGAACGACCGGAATATCTTCATATTCTGCTGGATATGCATTAACAGAATCTCCAACAAAATTTGTTTATAATTCTTCTGGTATTGGTGCTACTTTCTTTGATAATAGAGAATTTTATTTTAATCCAATAGAGTCTGTTGGACTAGGAACTACAAGTGGAGTTGGAATAGGACTGACACTATATTTTTCAAATCCAGGAGCTGGCGGAACATCAATATTTGTTCCAACGAGAACCATTTATATTCCAGATCATCAAATTCCTACCGGAACTGAACTTTTATACCGTTCAAATGACGGTAGTCCATTATCAATTTCTACTGATGGCGTTAGTTCATATAATTTGAGTAATAATTCTATAGTATATTCCGCCAAAATATCTGAAGATCTAATTGGAATTTCTACAGTTCTTGTTTCTTTGGGAAATACTGGAACTTTTGTTGGAGTTGGGTCCACAAATATTGGAACTTTACTGTATTTTACTAGTATTGGGTCAGGTGTTAATCATAGCTTAAAATCAAATCCAACCAAAACAGTTAAAGCAGATCTATCAAAAAACACTGTGAATGTTTCTACTGCGGAAACTCATGGATTGTTTGAAAGAGAAAACATAAAAATAACAGCTTTACCTCAGTTGTCTACAAGTGTATATGTATCTTATAGTGATTATAATAGAAGACTTTGTATAAACAAACTATCATTTAGTTCTCCAAATGTTGATATTGTTAGCAAAACAATTACAATAAATGATCACAAATTACCGACTGGGCAGAGTGTTGTATACAGAGAAATCACACCTGTTGGTGGATTAGTTGATAGTAAAATTTATTATGTAATTGAGTACGGAAAAAATTCCATTAAACTTGCGGAGTCACTTTATGATATATCAATTAATAAAGTTGTAAACATAACATCCACCGGTTCTGGTACTATTTCTGCAATAAATCCTCAGATTGTTGTAACCAAAAATAATACTATCAATTTTGATTTATCAGACTCGTCATTGGCTTTCAAAAATAATGCTATAGACTACACTGCTTTCGACTTTAATATTTACGAAGACGCTCTTCTGAATAAAAAGTTTGACAAAACACCAAATTCATCTACATTTAATGTAATTAAAAACGGAAGAATTGGTATTGACACTACGGCATCAATATCTTTAATTTTTAATAATGAACTGCCCAATAAACTTTATTATAGATTAGAACCAAAAAAGGATAATCTTTTACCAAGTTCAAAAAAAGAGATTATATTTGATGATCAGATAAGTGGAGCTGGAGAAATTATTTTTGTTGACAGTGTATTATCAGGATCTGCTTCAATATCTGGAGTAGGAAGTACAACATTTACTTATACAATTCCTTTCGCTCCCCCAGAAAGTTCATATAATAAATCTAATGGAATTTTTGAATATGAAAGATTTAGAGGTAAAGGAAAAATAAAGAACATTTATTTAGAGTCTGGTGGAACAAAGTATAAATCGCTACCATCTATTTCTCAAGTATTATCTGAAGACGGTAAGGGTGCATTACTATATTCCAACGGAACTGATATTGGATCTGTAAGTAATGTTGAAATTATTGATATTGGATTTTCATATCCAAAAGATTACACTCTAAGACCAACCGCAAAACTACCAAATATTTTAAAACTTTATTCTTTATCAATATTTGATAGAATTGGTATTTCATCACAAGGAATTAATTATGTCATTCCACCTGATTTGGTTGTTATTGATAAAAAAACTAACAAACAGGTAGTTGATGTAGATTTATCTTACAACTTAGGTGACAATGAGGTTAGAATAAACAGGAATGTATCTGGAATTTATGACACAAATCCATCTATAATACCCATAAACAATTCAAATGGTATCGGAATTAATTCTATTACCTATGATTCGACAACCAAAAATGTCACCTTATACTTAAAACCAAGTTATAGTGATCTAGAATCTTTCCCATTTGCAATTGGCGAAAGGATTTTGGTGGAATCTGTTGGCGTTACTTCCACTACATCTACAATTAGAGGATATAATTCAGAAAATTATGGATTTTCTTTATTTACAGTAACATCTACCGATCCCAATATTGGTGGATCTAATCCCTCTATTACTTATAATTTATCTGAATATCTTTCATCGGGAGAATCGCCGGGAACTGTGAATCTTAATGGATTTGTAGTACCGGAAAGATATTTGCCTATTTTTAATATTTCTTTGAAAAAATTAGAGTTCTTGAATGGAGAAACTGTATCATCAAAATCAGCAAGTGGTATCGTACAACTTTGGGATTCTAAAAATAATAATTTAAAAATAGCAACAAATAAAGATTTTGTTATTGGTGAGGTTATTATTGGGGAATCATCAAGAGCAAGTGGAATAATTAATGAAATTTATATATCCGACTCATCTTACAATGTTGACTCTTATTCTATTGTGAGAAAAGGGTGGTTTAGTGAAACTGGATTCTTGAATAAAGACACACAAAGAATTCAAGATAGTGATTATTACCAATATTTCTCATATTCACTAAAATCAGAAATTTCTTTTGATGTGTGGGAAGATAGTGTAAGCACTTTGAATCACACTGCAGGATTTAAAAAATTTAGTGATTTGGTAATTAATTCTACTTCAGGTTTTGTTGGATTATCAACATCAATAGATGCTAATAATAGCCAATTTACTGGAATTGCCGATTTATACAGCGTAAAGAGTTTACATTGTTTTGATGATTTCGATTTAGTTTCTGAAAACAATATAGTTATGAATAATAAAAGTTATTCAGATACTATAAACTTTAAATCAAAAATACTTCAGGATTACATAGAGTCTATTGGCAATAGAGTATTAAAAATTGATGATATAAGTTCGGAATTTAATAGCAATCCAAGAACAACTAATTTTAGTGTAATTGATTCATTCGACATTAATGATTTTCGGTCTAGAAAATATGTCATTTATATAACCGATAGAACTCTACCAAATGAAAAAGAAACAATACTTGTATCTTTAATTCATGATGGATCTACCGCATATTTAAATCAGTATGCAAGTGTCACTAGTGAAGAAGATCTAGGTCATTTTGATTTCAATATTACTGGAGTAGATGCTAATTTACTATTTTATCCAAATAAAAGTGAACTTAATAATTATAACTTAGAATATCTATCGTTTGGTATTCGAGACAATGTATCTGGCATAGGAACTCTACATCTTGGAGATGCAATAACCATAAGATCAGATACATCTGAAATTTTAGCAGGAAGTATTTCTACCACTGTTGTTGGCATTGCTTCTACCTACAGAGCATCTAAAGTATTAGTTCAAATTGGAGCTACTGATAGATCATATTTCGAATTTAATGAGTTTACTTTACTGCATGATGATAGTAATGTTTATTTTATTGATTATGGACAATTAACTACTGGTAATTTTAGTTCTTATTCATCTATTGGTATTGGAACGTATCATGCTTACTTAAATGGTTCTGAACTAAATCTTGACCTAATTTTAGACAATCCGTCAACAGTAAATTACAATATAAATTCAGTTATTGTTTCTATTGCAAACACTTCCTCTAGTGGTCTTGGAACAGGAACTGTCGGTGGAACTTTCTTGGAATCTAATCATACCTCTATTGCATCCACTTCTTCTCCCACTGGAACTCTTGTATCTGAATATGACCTGGTAAGTAACTCTTCATATTATATTGCTGTTGTTGAGGATCTTACTAATGGAAATTCTCAAGTATCTGAAATAGTTGTAACTAATTCTAGAACAGAAAGTTATTTGAGTGAATATGGATTAGTAAAAACTAGTGAGTCTTTTAATTCTCTTGGACAGTTTGATGCAAATACTACAGGAAACACCGGAAACTTGTGGTTCACTCCAAATGCTAATATTGAATGTGAAGTTAGAATTTTTGCAATTCATACTGGATTAGATGAAACTTCTGGAATGATTGATTTTACTAATTCAGCGTTAGATTCATCTTATGGATTATATAATGGTTCATCGCTAGATGTTAAGAGAGAATTTGAACTTAAGCACAATTCAATACCAATTTTCAAACGACAGTTTGATGGATCAAGTTCGGATATTGTTGACGTGGTTAGAAATACGATTCGTATTCCGGAACACTACTTTATTACCGGTGAAGAAATAACATACTCATATCAAGGTGCGCCAATAGGAATAGAGACTACATCTATCGCGGGAATAGGAACCACCGATAAACTTCCACCAAATCTTTATATTGTAAAGGTTAATGACTTGGATGTACAAGTAAGTGCTTCCGCATCTCATGCATTATCGTCCACACCAAATGTTTTAAGTATAACATCTGTTGGAAGTGGTACTACACACCATTTCTCAGCAAAAAATCAAAATTCAAAATTATTACTGGCTCTTGACAATGCAATACAATCACCAATTGTATCTACTGCAATAACAACCAAATTGGTCAATAATATAGAGATATTTGAGAACATTTTAACTTTTGCTGGAATTACATCTTTTTATGGTGGAGATTTAATCAAAGTTGATAATGAAATAATGAAACTTACTGGTGTAGGAATTGGAAGTACTAATTTCGTGACAGTACTACGTCCTTGGATGGGTTCAACCCTAGCAATACACACATCAGGTGCTCTTATAAGTAAAGTTGAGGGTGATTTTAATATAGTTGATAATAATATTCATTTTATCGACCCACCTCAGGGATTAGTTCCCTTAGAAAATCCAAATAAATTTGATGAAACAGATTATTCGGGTATAACTACCAGTTCTAAATTTAGTGGAAGAGTTTTCTTAAGATCTGGTATAGAAAATTCCTCTCAGGAACCATATTCTAGAAATTACATATTCAACGATATTTCCAATCAATTTAATGGAGTAACTTCTGATTTTAGATTAACTTCAAATAATAGTAATGTAACAGGTGTTTCTACTAGCAATTCTATCATTTTAATCAATGGAGTATTTCAGATTCCATCGAGACCTGGTGCGGTAAGTATTGTTGGTGGTTATGATTTAGAAGAATCTAGTGGTATTAGCACTATTTCTTTCGTTGGAACAACCAGTTCTATTGGATCAGACATCAATATCTCCAATATACCAAGAGGGGGTATTATTGTATCTGTTGGTTCTACTCGCGGATTTGGATATCAACCTCTAGTTTCTGCTGGAGGAACTGCTGTAGTATCGGTTGCTGGAACAATTCAGTCTGTAAGTATTGCTAATAGTGGTTCTGGATATAGAAGTGGATATCAGGTAGTGAATGTTGGTGTCGGTACTTCTAGTCTGTACAGTCCAAACATTGAATTTATTGGAACTGCTACCGTCAGCGGAGGTCATGTTGTAAGTGTTGCGATTACAAATCCGGGTGTAGGATATACTGCATCAAATCCACCATATGTATTTTTTGATTCTCCACTTTCTTATACTAATATTCCTCTAGTTCATAGTTCTTCTTCACTTACGGGGTTTGGAACTGGTGCTCGTGTTGACATTATCGTTGGTCAGGGATCAAGTGTAATTAGTTTTGAACTTAAGAATTTGGGATATGGATATGGACAAAGAGAGATATTAACTATTCCTATCAGTGGAAATATAGGTATTCCAACAAATACTAATCTAATTTTCAAAGAATTTTCAATTATTGTTGAACAAACATATAATGATAGTTTCTCGGGATGGGCTATTGGTGATTTGCAATTATTGGATCCTTTAGATTCTTTATTTGATGGGGAAAGAACAGAGTTTCCAATTTTAATCAATGGAAATCAAACAACAATTAGGAAGAAGGTTGGATCTAATATTGATATTGAATCTACTCTCTTAATATTCATAAATGATGTATTGCAAGTACCCGGAGAAGGATATACTTTTGCTGGGGGAAGCGTAATCACATTCACTGAACCTCCAAGTCAAGGTGACACTTCAAAATTAGTTTTCTATAGAGGAACAGGTGATGTTGATACTGTTCTTGTGGATATTTTAGAAACAATAAAACCTGGAGATACTCTTCAGATAAATTCGGATGATGAATCATATAAGCAAGATGAGAGATCAGTTTCTGAAATTATTTCTTCAGATGCTGTTAGAACTAACATGTATTCTAGAAGTGGAATATCAAATGATTCAAATCTACTGAGACCTGTTACTTGGTGTAAGCAAGAATTTGACATGGTGATGAACGATCAACAAGTGACAAAAGATAGAATTCAATATGAACCATATATCTATCCTATTAGTAATATTATTGAACATGTGGGAACTTCATCTACGGTGATATATGTTGAAAGTGCTAAGACATTTTTTGATAGTGTGGATGAATATGTACAAGATGGTTCCACAGAAAAACCACAAAAATCAATTAAAATTGTAGAGCAAGAAACATTGGTTCCAGCATTTGCTACCGCTATAGTTTCTTCTGCAGGTACTATAGGATCAATATTAATTTCAAATTCTGGTATTGGATATACGTCATCAAATGTTCCTTCAGTTATAATTGGAAATACTATTGGCGTTGCTCTCACACAAAGAGCAACTGCAACAGCAGTGGTTTCTCCATTTGGAACAATATCAAATATTATTGTGAATTATCCTGGAGTTGGATATACTTCTTCAAATCCACCTCAAGTTTTAATTGAACTCCCAGAACCAAAAGTGGAAGTTATTCGTGAGGTTAATTATAGTGGAGATTTTGGAATCATAGTTGGTTATGGAATTTCAACTATGTCAGGTTCTGATAAGAACATTTTTGATTTATACGTTCCACAAAATTCATTCTTACGTGACACCAACATAGTTGGAACAGCAATTACATTGAGCCAAATTCAAGTTGGAGACTTTTTTGTCGTACAAAACTCAAATGTAGGATCTGCATCTACTAATTTCTTCACATACAGAAATGATAACTCAATTATTGGACTTTCTACTCAATATGTTGATGGTATATATCAAGTCAATGCAGTAGAAACGATTTATAGAAGTGTTGCTGGGGTTGGAAGTACATATGTGAAGAGAATTTTTGCAATTGTAGAACCGACAACGGGAATAAGCACTATTGGATTAGGAGCATCTACAATATTCTTCGATTCAACATATTACACTTGGGATCACTTAGGAATTACTACTTATTCTGGCGGAACTATAAGTACTTCAAATTACTTTGGTGACTATAGTTGGGGTAAAATTTCTGGTTTAACTAGATTCAATTCTCAATCTTTTACTTCTAATGGATTTAATGGAATTAGTACTTCACCTAGCGTAATTAGATTGAATCCACTAAAGTATGAAAATTACACTAACTGATAAATATTTCTAAAGGTATAACTATCAATGGCTAAGTTAGGAATAAACACTGGTAGTGCCCCCGATGCTGGAAATGGCGATTCTATGTTGGTAGGTGCCATTAAAATTAATAGTAATTTTAATGAACTTTATAATGTTCTTGGTGATGGTACAAATCTCAATAACAGCATTGGCTATGCATTAACTTCGGGAATTTCTACAGTTTCTCAAGGTCTCACTGGAACTCCGAATATTAGTGTTGGAACTCTAGGAGCCTCTTTTGCTAATGTAACTGGAAGTGGAACATCAACAACTCAACTTCGGGTTATTGGCATTTCAACACTTAGTTCAACTAATATAAGTGGCGACTTAACATTTACTGGAAATAATGACATATATCTAAAAGATAATGGAGTTGCTAATTTTGGAAATAGTAATGATCTCCAAATCTATCACAATGGATCGGCAAGTGTAATCAGAGATGCTGGAACTGGTGGATTACAAATAGATTCTGATAGTGAAATTACACTTGCAAAATCAACTGGCGAAAATATGCTAGTTGCTACAACTGATGGATCGGTAAGTCTTTATCATGATAACTCTAAAAAATTTGAAACTCTTGGAACTGGAGTGACAGTTACAGGAACTACTTTTACAAATCAATTAAATGTTTCTGGTATTTCTACTTTCAATAACCAGGTGAATGTTTTTAGCAATGTCAACACAACTGGTGTTATAACTGCTACCACCTTTAGTGGAAATGCAACTACAGCATCATATGCAACTTTAAGTGGTGTTTCAACTTATTCAAATACTTCGGGGATCGCAACCTACTCAAATATTGCCGGAATAGCAACCTATTCATCAAATTCTGGAATTTCGACTAATGTAATTGGTGGTGTGGGGTCATTGTCGCAATTATCAGTAAGTGGAGTTGCAACTTTCACTTCAGGGCCATTATTCATAGGTACTGACACCTCAACAGGAACTTCTAATCAACTAATTCAAATTAATAGTGGTGCTTATATTTCTGGATCTGTTGGTATTGGAACCACAAATCCAACATCAAAACTAACAGTCAGTGGCGGTGATATTTCTGTTGGTGTCAGCACCTCCCATGGTGTTATTTTAACATCACCAAATGGAACTCAGTACCGTTTAATCGTCAATGACTCTGGGAATCTTAGCACGGTTACCGTATAACTACTAAATAGATAAAAAACTGCAAAATGTCTGCAATTATAACTGATCAATTAAGAATACTGAATGCAAAAAAGTTTGTTTCTGGTATAACCGAAACTGGCAATGCTTATTATTCTTTTATAGGATTGCCTAATGCAACTGATTATTCTCCTACCTGGGATGTAACCCCACCAGCACCTAAAGACAACTTTGATCAGGAGAATGATTATTGGGATACAATGATTGCGTTGAAGAGAATTCGAACAGATGATGTTAGACAAATGATCCGAAAGATCAATTGGACATCTGGAATAACTTATGATATGTATCGGCATGATATCAATCGTGATAAAACTTCAAAACCCTCTGGAGCAACAAGTCTTTATTATGCAAATTATTATGTATTGAATAGTGATTATCGTGTTTACATTTGCTTGAATAATGGAGTAAGTCCAGAAACTCCAAATGGAAGGCCTTCATTAGATGAACCAACCTTTACTGATTTAGAACCAAGATCAGCAGGAAATAGTGGAGATGGATATATTTGGAAGTATCTTTATACAATTAGACCTAGTGAAATTGTAAAATTTGACTCAACTGATTACATACCAGTTCCTATTGACTGGGAAACAAGTGATAGAGATTTTGCGGTTAGGAATAATGCTGCAACAAGTGGGCAGTTAAAAGTTATAACAATTACTAATCGTGGTGTTGGTGTTGGAACTGCAAATAGAGTTTATAATAGAGTTCCAATTGAAGGTGATGGAATTGGTGCTGAAGCAACTATTATTATTAATAGTGAATCCAAGGTTGAATCTATAACTATTTCGAATGGGGGATCTGGTTATACCTTTGGAACTATCGATTTAGAAACTGGGGGAGTACCGACTGGAACAACCAGACCTACTTTTGATGTAATTATTCCACCCAAAGGGGGTCATGGTGCAGACATTTATAGAGAACTTGGTGCATTTAACGTTCTAGTTTATTCTAGGATTGAAAATGATATTCAAAATCCAGATTTTATAACCGGTAATCAGATAGCAAGAATTGGTTTAGTTGAAAATCCAGAAGCATTTGGCACAAATTCAATACTTGATGTTGACAAAGCAAGTTCTGCTTATGCACTCAAATTAACTGGTGTGGCTTATAGTACAACTACATTTAATCCAGATTCAAGGATTTTCCAAACAGTTGGGACAGGAATAACTGCGGTTGGAAGAGTTATTTCTTATAATCAAAATACTGGAGTTCTTAAATATTGGCAGGATAGAACTTTTGTTGGATTTAATACTGATGGTACTCAAAATAATTCCCCTGTATATGGATTTGGATTGAACAGATTTACTTCTTCTCCATCTACTGGCGGAAGCGTTACGATTACTGGCGGTTCTTCAAATCTAGGAATTGAAACCTCATTTACTGGGGTAACCACCACTATAAATAATAGAAATTATTACTTGGGACAGTCCTTTGTGAATGGAGTGTCTAACCCAGAAGTTAAAAAATCATCTGGAAATATAATTTACGTGGACAACAGACCATCAATAACTAGGTCTCAAAACCAAAAAGAAGATATAAAAGTTATTTTGCAATTCTAAAAAATTATGCCTCAAGAAACTAATCTTAACGTATCTCCTTATTTTGACGATTTTGATGCGAATAAGAACTTTTATAAGGTTCTTTTTAAACCCGGACAACCAGTACAGGCAAGAGAACTAACTGGTCTTCAGTCCATACTTCAAAATCAAATTGAAACCTTTGGAAATCATATTTTTAAAGAGGGTTCATTAGTAATTCCTGGAGGCATAGATTATAACGGCCAACTAGCGGGAGTAATAATTAATCCCACTTTTAATGGTCTCACTGTTGATAGTTATATTGATAATTTATTATACAAAGATATTGTGGGTGAAAGGTCAGGTACTAGGGCAAGAGTCGTACATATTTTAAAAGCAGGTGAAGATAGTAATCCATCCACTGTTTTGTATTGCACTTTTCAATCTGGATCAACTGCATTCCAAAGTGGAGAAAATTTACTTACTGAGTTTGTAGTTTCTCCTGGATTTTCATCTTTATCTCAGATAAACGCGGGGCAGGCTTTTTGTACTACGTCAAATGAAGTCACAAATGTAATTGGTTCTGCTCTTACGGTAAATGAGGGAGTATACTTCATTCGCGGATATTTCATAACTGTTCCAACACAAGAAATTATCTTAGGGTGGAATACATCTACACCATCTTATAGTGCTGGATTTGAAATATTTGAAGAATTAATCACTGCAGATGATGATCCTACGTTATATGATAATGCAAGAGGATTTTCTAATTTTGCGGCTCCCGGTGCGGATAGATTAAGAATTACAACTAATCTAACAAAAAGACCGATTACTCGCAATGACATAAATTCAGTATCTGATAAAAATTACATTGAAATTTTTAGAATTCTTGGTGGAGAACTTAGAAAACTCAATAGAAATGCTCAGTATGATGAAATTGCAAAAGAGTTTGCCAGAAGAACTTACGATGAATCTGGAAACTATTATGTAAAACCATTTGTAGTTGAAGTAAGAGAATCTTTAAATGATTTAAAGGGTAATGATGGAATTTATTCTCCAGGAGAGACTACCTCCCAGGGACTTAGGACAAATGAACAACTAGGAGTTTATAAAATATCTCCGGGAAAGGCATATGTTCAAGGTTATGAAGTAGAAAGTCTTGGAACTCAACTTCTAGACTTTACAAAACCTAGAACTACGAAAGATCTCAAAAATCAGTTCATTAACTTTTCAACTGGTTCATCATTTACTTTAAATAGAGTTTATGGTGCTCCTTCTCTAGAAGTAGATGGATCTTATATAGTGAGTCTTAGGGATTCTAGAGTTGGTACATCTCAAATTACTGCTCCAGGAAAAGAAATTGGATTAGCAAGGGTTTATGACTTTGCATTGGAATCAGGAATTTATAATGAAAGTGTAAAGAATCTCAATGAATGGGATATTTCATTATACGATATTCAGATGTATAATGAATTTGTTTTAAATGAAAGTATTACATTACAAATTCCTACCCACATTAAAGGAAAAGCAAGTGGTGCAACTGCATTTTTAAGATACTCTGCAACTAATTCTGGAATTATTACTGCATATAATATTGACGGAAACTTCCAGGTAGGAGAAAGATTAATTTTTGATGATAACGAAACTAATACCAGAGTTTCTACTGCGATAACTGAGTATGGAGTATCTGATGCAAGTTCTTTATATGGAATTATTGGCACCGGGTATACATTCACTGCAGATATTAAACCTACTATTGTTTCGGATTTTGGTCCGGTTTCTATTAGTACTGCCTCAGCTGGCGTTAGCACAGTTAGAACAAGTGACCCTAATGTGTTCTTTAATATATCATTAAAGAACAATGATATTGTAACATACAATGTTCCGGGAATTTCTACATTTACATATTCAAGAGTTGTATCAGTATCAGATAAAGCATTTGCTATCACTGGTATTACTACTGTTCCTGGAGTATGTGAAGGAGCTTTACCTTCTTCTGGAGTTAATGTAAATAATATCTTTTTATTAAAATCACCTCTCAAAGGTTCATTAAGCAATAGTTTATTTACACCATTGCCAGTTGAAAACATAGCAACAGTTGATTTAACAAACTCTATTTTGTTTGTAAGAAAAGAGTTTGACGTTCAGATTTCTGCAAATGCAGTTACAATTTCTCCAACATTATTAGAATCAAATGAAGCTTTTGTTCCATTTGACGAAGAAGATTATGTATTAGTTAGAAAAGATGGTCAATTAGAATCACTTTCTGCAGATAAATTTTCATTCAATAATAATAACAGAGGACTGTCTATATTTGGCCTCGGAAGTAATACTGATGCAAGGCTTATAGCAACTATTCAGAGATCTGAAGTTAAAGCAAAACAAAAAAATAAAGTTAAGATTTCAACTCTTACTATCAATAAATCATCAAACCCAGGTTCTGGTATTGGATCTACTACATTAAATGATGGATTAGTTTATGGTAATTATCCATATGGAACAAGAGTTCAGGATTCTGAAATTTGCTTGAATTATCCAGATGTATCTAAAATATATGAAGTTTTTGAATCTAGTAATACATCAGATCCAGTTTTACCATCACTTGTATTAACCGATATTAATAGTGCAAATGGAACAGTTGACGATTTAATTATCGGAGAAGAAATTTATGGACTTACTAGTCTTGCTGTGGCAAAATACATAGGTAAAGTAAATTCCAATAAGATTAATTATGTTTTAATTTCTGAAAAATCATTTTTATCTGGGGAAACTATTACTTCATTGGAGTCTGGAGTATCTGCAGACATTAGTTCTGTGGAATCAAATTCCAATAGTATCTCCGATGATTATACTTTTTCGGAGGGTTTAAAAAATTACATTTACGATTATTCTGTTCTTTCTCTGAATAAAGATAAGACTCCTCCATCAAAAAAACTAACGATCGTTTTTGAAAGAAGTGAGTATTCGGAATCAGATACTGGAGATCTTACTACCATAGATTCTTATGGACAATATAACTGGTGTGAAATTTTATTCACCAATGATATTAACAATGGTGATGTGATTGATTTGCGTCCTAGAGTTGATAATTATACTGTCCTCGAAAATGTTCGATCACCATTAGAATTTTTAGGTAGAACTTTTAATGCAACTGGAAACTCTTCAAAGAATATAATTGCATCTGATACTTCCTTAGTTTCTAACTACTCATATTACTTAGGAAGAATTGATAAAATTTATCTATCTAAGGATAATACAATTCAGGTAAGACAAGGAGAACCATCAGAAAATCCACTACCTCCAGAATCAATTGAAAATGCATTAGAAGTTGCTACTATTATCATTCCCCCATATCAGTGCAACGCCCAAAGTGCTTCAGTTATTCTTACTGAAAATAAAAGATATCAAATGAAAGATATCGCGAGACTTGAAAATAGAATTAAAAACCTAGAATATTATACTACACTATCACTACTAGAAAAAGATACTTCCACATTGACTATTAAAGATGCTAATGGCATTGATAGATTTAAGAGTGGTTTGTTTGTAGATAATTTTAAAACTACAACTTTCCAAATTAAAAAGACCGAAGTCAAAAATAGTATTGACATGAAGAGAGGTGAATTAAGACCATCTCCATACACAACTGAAGTTGATTTATTACTAGGTGATAATACTTTACTAAATAGTGAAGATACATTTTTTACCTTTTATGATGCAAAGTACGCTAATGATTTAGTTGGAATTGGCGTAACACGCAGTGGACTTATTCCTGGTAGTGCAGGTAAAGGAGTAATTACTCTCAATTATCAAGAAGTTGTTGAAATATCACAACCATTTGCAACAAGAATTGAAAATGTAACTCCTTATTTTGTGACAGTTTACGAAGGAATTATTGATTTGAATCCATCATCAGATTTTTGGGTAGATAGAACCCAGTTAGCTCCTATAACAGTAGAGGGAATCACTACAGAAATGACTTCAACTACATTACAACTTACAAAAGAACAAATAGACACTCAAGGCGGATGGAGTCCCATTGTATGGAATTCTTGGTCCGATCAGTGGACTGGTAGTTTATAATAAGGAGACATAGAAAATGGCAGTACGTATTAATAGACCTTCAACTGGCGCAACTCCATCAAGTTCATCAAGATCTGTTCCAACATCCCCTAGAGAAGTTCCATCCAGGTCTTCTCAAGATAGAGCTCGCCCCACTTTAACAAATCTCGGTAGTGCTAGTATTAGAGATTCAGTTACTACACTTAGTGGCTCAAGCCCTACTAGGACGAGAACTGCAGTAATTGAAAGAGGAAATAATATCATTACTACCACCCGTCTACCGGGCAGCGAAGATCTTAGTCCAAAACGTGTTGATATTCGTAGACGACCACAAGAACCATCAAGACCACCACAAGAAGATCCAATTATTATTGCTGCTCCACCCATAACAGGTTGTCCGGATCCAAATACATTAATTTTATTATCTGATGGGTCACAGAAAAGAGCCGGAGATCTTCAAGTTGGTGATGTAGTAAGAACTCAACATGAGGATACTTTAGAATGGGGAGAGCATGAGGTTACTTACGTTCATATTAAAGACTCAGAAAAACTAGTTCTCACTTTCGACCATACTGAGTTTGTTTGTTCTACTTCCCACAAGTTCTATGTAGAAGGTAAAGGTTGGACTGAAGTCAACCAAATGGAAATTGGTGACTTTGTAATTGGTTTAGATCAATCACATGAGTTACTGGAAGTAAGAGAAGGAACTTATGGTGAAGTAGTCGTTATTCAGATTGAAGACGCCCACACTTATATTTCTGAAGGATTATTATCTCACAATAAAACTATCCTTCCACCAGAAACATTTCCGCCACAACCAACACCAGAACCAGGTTTCACACCAATTCCACCATCTGGCGGTGGATTCTTTGTACCAGGAACACCGACAACTGTTACGACAACTACTACGGGTACAACAACAAGAACTGGAACTGCAACAAGAATTAATACTACTTCTACTACTAGGAGTTTAGGTCAAAATAGACTTGTAGGTCTAGATGTATTACCATACATGAGATCTAGAAACGTTGAGTTTATTGCTAAAAAATTAAAACCAAATACCCTAGTATATCCATTTTTCGACAAACAAAATTTTTATGATTACGTAGTACCAAAAATTCTTGAAATTGAAATGATTTCAGGAACTTTTGTTACCGGAGAAACTATTTCTGGAGTTCTCATTCAAGACGAAGTTGTAGACCTACTTTCTACATTAACTATAAGATCAATTCAATTTCGTCTTGCTGTCTATAATCATAAGTATGGACCTTATAATAACCCAACAGACGTATACTCATCAAGTCCATATAATATAACAGACCAACTTCAACCATATTCTCCAACATCAACTACTCTTAACGTAGATACAACAAGTCTTTCCGATTTATCTCTTGGAACTTATGGGGGTAATGTTTTTATTGGAATGACCTTGGTTGGTAGGGATAGCGGAGCCACAGCACGAGTTAGAGAAAGGAGACTTGTATCAGATAATGTTGGTACAGTTATTGGTTCTTTCTTTATTCCAAATCCAAATGGAGCAGGAAATCCAAGATTTACTACTGGAAATAAAACTTTCAGATTAACTGATAATCCTACAAACGGAACAATCGCAGGTACCTTGTATACCTATGCAAATGCAAATTTCTTTGCTGATGGATTAATTACTCAAGGGCAAGAAACAGTCTTATCAATCCGTACTGTTGAAACTCAGACCGCTATTATAAATGAAACCGTACCAATTACAAATACAACAGTAACAACTGTTCCCGGCACTCCAGTATTCGTACCATCTCCTACACCAACACCTCCCGCTCCACAACCACCACCACCGCCACCACCGGTGGTGACAGATCCAGGACCAGGACCAGTTATAAATCCAGATCCTTCGACACCAACGCCGCCACCACCCCCACCACCACCAGCAGCGGAACCACAAGCGTTTCGTTTATTTATTGGAGGTACTAATTCGCCAGACTTCTCCGGCCTGGGTGAAGGTCTCACACTCCCAACATTTATTACTTTTTTTGATTCCAATGGAGATGGAGTATTTCAAGCAAATGAAATACAAGTAGTAACTAATATACTTGGACCTGAACCAAGAGGATTTCAATCTATACTTCCCCCAGGTGCTAGAGCTAGGACTATATCATTAGGTTCTCCCGGTGAAGCACCGGAAGAAATCATTAATAGTAAGTTCAGAGCTATTGCATCCCAGGCAGGAAGACAAGTAAATAGAGAAAATTTTATCGTACTTCCTCAAACGGAAGAAGTTAGGCAACTAGCATTAGATGCTTTGAATCAAGCCCTGAGGAATCAAGCACTTCGTGATAGGCAACCGATTGGCGCGCCCCAGGTGAGCAGACCAGATATATTTACAAACCCAGTTGGTTTTGCTCCAGGAGAACAACCTAGGACTGGCGAAAGCGCAATTTTTGCAGGCACACCTCTCGGTAGACCAACACGAGTTAGTCCATCATTACCCGGACGTTCTCCTGCATCACAACCACCGGCAGTTGTTCCTCCAACTTCCCCAACACCAATTTCTGGAAGGCCAGTAAGACCCGGTACAACGGTCCCAACAGTAGTTGCAACAACTCCTGGTATACTTGCGACAGGAAACGGACCTTCATCACTTCCACCTAGAGTACCGTCGGCACCAACTCCTGCAGTACAACCTGTAGCAGTACCGACACAACAACCACAACGAAGAGCATTGGTTTCTGCTCCAGCACCAAGTCCAATTAATCCAACTACTGCAAACTTACTTAATTCTTCTCAACAAGTTGCCAGAGAATCCAGATTATCATCTGGACCTAACTTGGCAAGAGTCAGATCAGGTTATACTGGAACAGACCCACTCGCACAAACGTTTAAAATTGGATCCGATGAGGATCAAATTGGAAGATATGCTACTTCTATAGACGTTTTCTTCTATTCTAAGGCACCTGAACTTCCTGTTTATGTTGAATTGAGGTCAGTTGAACTGGGAATACCTACACAAAAAATCTATCCATTCAGTAAAGTAGAAATATTACCAAAAGATATTAATATTTCTCAAGATGGAAGACTAGCAACAAGAGTTAAGTTCCAAGCACCAGTGTACCTTGAAGGTAACAAAGAACATGCATTAGTTCTTCTTTCTGATTCTAGTGACTATAGTGTATTTGTCTCAAGACTAGGTGAAGTTGATATTACAACAGCTTTGCTACCCGAATCTCAGCAAAGATTAGTTACAACTCAACCTACGCTTGGTTCTCTCTTCAAATCGCAGAATGCTTCTACTTGGACTCCTTCCCAATATGAAGATCTTAAGTTCAATCTTTATGCTGCTGTTTTTGAATCTACAGGAACTGTAAGTTTCTTCAATCCGGAATTGAATAGAAGCAATGATCAAATTGCAATTCTACGCAACAATGCATTGGATATTGAATCCAGAAGAGTTAGAGTTGGTTTAGGTACTACCTTATCTTCATCCACAATTTCAGACCTAACTGAAGGAAGTTTAATTAGACAGAGAGATACGAATGCAATTGGTAATTTTGCTTATGTGACTGGTATTGCCACAGGTACTTTAAGTATTCCAAACTCTGGTATTGGATATACTCCTTCTACGGGCGTTCAGTCGTATTCTAATGTCTCACTTACATCAGTTAGTGGATTTGGTAGGGGAGCAACAGCAAATATTACGGTAACCAATGGATCTATTACATCTGCAGGCATTTCCTCTGGTGGAACTGGATATCAAATTGGAGAAATATTAACTGCCGATGCAATTGGTATTACGTCAATTGGTAGAAATCTGAGACTTTCGGTACAGCAACTTTCTGGATTTAATGAACTAGTTGTTGATAACGTACAGGGTCAATTTGAAGTTGGAGTTGCAAAATCTATTCAATACTTTAGTGTGGTTCCTGGAATTGGTTATACAGATCTAAACGGAGGCAGCGTATTCGCAAATGATATTGTAACAGAAAGAGATGGATTGTATATTAACGTAAAGCATAGAAATCATGGAATGCACGCCCTAACAAACGTTGTTAGTATTTCTAAGGCAATTTCTGATATTGATTCAATCAAACTCACTAATGATGTTGAAAGAGACTTTACCGGTAACCTTGCAGTCACTGGACTTACTACTGCATTTAACACTTTTGAAAATGTAGGTATTTCTTCTACAAATCCAGGTTACCTCGTAGTCAATTCTGAGATTATTTCTTATACTGGTTTGAATGGAAATGTTTTCACTGGTATCACTAGAGGTGTTGATTCGACATTACGAATTAGACATCCAGCAAACTCTTTTGTTTATAAGTATGAACTTGCTGGAGTTTCTCTAAGAAGGATTAATACTACTCACGCACTTCAGGATGTAACTGATAGTACTAAAGAAAATACTTTAGATTCTTATTACATCAAGATCGATCCGTCTGCCAATGGAACCGATAGAAGTACGGGGGTAAGTTTCCCCAAACTTTATTTGAATTCAACAAAGTCTACTGGTGGTCCAATTATAGAGGCAACTCAAAATATTCCATATGATATCGCTCAACCAATCGTCCAAACTTTCACTCCACCTCAGACAACCATTACTGCCTCAATGAGGACGATTAGTGGGACAAGTATAGATGGTTCTGAAGAATCATTCTTAGATAGAGGTACTCGGGCTATCAAGTTGAATCAAGATAATTTCTTCGAAAATCCAAGAATTATAGCATCTAGAGTAAATGAAAGACTTTTCTTAGATAATATAATTGCAGGAAACAAGTCATTAGAAATGACTTTAAATCTATCAACAGTAAATCAATATCTATCTCCAGTGGTTGATCTTGATAGAGTTGGTATGATTTTAGTTTCAAACAGAGTCAATGAACCAGTAATAGACTATGTTGGAGATGAAAGAGTATCTCTCCTAGAAACTGATCCTAATGCATTTGTATATGCTTCTAAACCAATTGAACTTGAAGTTCCTGCAACATCAATTAAAATTATTCTCTCGGCACACTTGAATATTTTCAATGATGTAAGAGCAATGTTTGCTATCATGAAAGATGCCAACGAAACACCAATTTATTACCCATTCCCAGGAAATGGAAACATCAGTGGTGATGGAAGAACTATTAATATTTCAAATAATGACGGAAGACCAGATCTTCCACTTGCAGTAACTTCCCAACTTGGATTCTTAAGTGAAGAACTTACATTTACTGATTATGAATTTACAATTAATAATCTTGAATCATTTAAATACTTCAGTATAAAACTTATAGGTTCTTCAACTTCACAAACATATCCTCCAAGATTTAGGGATTTGAGAATTATTGCTCTGGCGTAATTATGGAAAAAATACAAGTAAAAGGACATCCAAGTCTCTTCAGAGATAAATCCTCCAACGCAATATTAAATACAGATATGAATGCTTATCAAAATTATATGGAATCTAAGAGAATAAAGGAGGATGAATCTAAACGAATTAATAATATTGAAAGTGATTTAAATTCTCTTAAAGGTGATATTGATGAAATTAAAAATCTACTGAGGAGTTTGGTTAATGGATCCTGACAAAATTACTCTAGAAAGTTTGAATAAATTATTTGAATATGAAAAACTTGCTAGAGATATAGATAGTATAGATGATATTGAAACTCTTAGAAATTTATCCAAGAGTTATATAAAGTTATACTTTAGTCAACAAGAAGCAATCTCGAATCTTAATTTCTAATGGCTCAACCATCCACCAGACAAGAATTAATTGATTACTGCAAGAGAAAACTGGGCGCACCAGTTTTAGAAATTAATGTTGCAGATGAACAGATTGAAGATCTTGTGGATGATACAATTCAGTTCTTTCAAGAAAGACATTTTGATGGAGTATATCCAACATTTTACAAATATCAAATTACCCAAGGTGATATTGATAGGGGAAGAGCGGGATTAGGTAGAAGCAATATTGGACTGGCATCTACATCAGTAACTACAAATATTGTAGGTACTGCAACCACATTTACTTACACTGAAAATAGTAACTATCTTCAGGTTCCGCCGAACATTATAGGAATCAATAAGATCTTTACTTTTGATGGTACAAATACTATTACTAATAATATGTTTAGTGTGAAGTACCAATTGTTTCTAAATGATGTTTATTACTGGGGAACAACTGAACTACTAAGTTATGCAATGGTTAAAACATACTTGGAAGATTTGGACTTCTTGTTGAATACACAAAAGCAAATAAGATTTAATAAGAGACAAGATAGATTATATCTAGACATTGACTGGGGTGCTGTTTCTCCTGGTCAATATATTATTATTGATTGCTACTCTACTCTTGACCCAAGTGATTATTCTAGAGTATGGAATGATTCATTTATTAAACCATATTTGACTGCTATGATTAAACGTCAATGGGGTCAAAATATGATGAAATTTACTGGAGTTAAACTTCCTGGTGGTGTGGAACTCAATGGTAGACAAATGTATGACGATGGACAAAGAGAAATTGATATGATGATGGAAAGAATGTCCAGTACTTATGAACTTCCTCCACTAGATATGATTGGATAGGTAAAATCATGCTCAATCCATTCTTTCTACAAGGTTCTAAAGGAGAACAGGGTCTCATACAAGACCTTATAAATGAACAACTGAGAATGTACGGTGTCGAAGTACATTATCTCCCTAGACAATACATCACAGAAAAAACAATCATAAAAGAAGTTATTGAATCTCAATTCAATAATGCTTATCCCATAGAAGCATATGTCGATACCTATGAGGGATATGGTGGACAAGGGACAATATTATCAAAATTTGGTATTCAGGAACTAGATGATTTAACAATAATTATATCAAGGGAGAGGTGGGAAAATTATATTCAACCATTAATAAAAGATTACCCAAATGTAAAACTTTCAAAAAGACCAAAAGAAGGAGATTTGATTTATTTTCCTTTAGGTGACCGCTTATTTGAAATAAAATATGTTGAGCATGAAAAACCATTTTATCAATTGCAAGGATTATACACTTATGAATTAAGATGTGAACTCTTTAGATATGAAGATGAGGTTATTGATACTGGAATTGGAGAAATTGATGATAACACTGCTCAAGATGCAATTATCCAGACTCTCCAGTTAGTTGGTATTGGATCTACTGCATCTGCAATCACAAGAATTGTAAATGGTGGTGTTAGATCTGTAACAATAACAAATAGAGGTAACAATTACACATCAGCACCTACTGTTGCATTTTCTTCTGCTCCATTTGGGGGTGTTACTGCAATTGGAATTGCATCAATGATAAGTGGAATCGTTGATATTTGTAATCCAGATGAAACTAGATTTCGTGTTCAGGGAGTTAATCTTACAAACCCTGGCGCTGGATACACAGTAGCACCTAGAGTTTCTTTCAGCGGTGGAGGTGGATCTGGAGCAGTTGGAATAGCATCTATTGGCAATGGGGTAGTTGGAGTAATAACAGTAACTAATGGTGGAAGTGGATATGTGACTTCCCCAACAGTTTCCTTTAGTGGACTATCCTCAGTATCTGCATCCGCAAATGCTATTATAAACGATGCTGGTCAAGTAACAGCAATTAGAATTGTAAATTCTGGTCTTGGGTATACTGTACCGCCGACAATTACATTATCAGCACCAAACATTTATGTTGGATTTGGTACTTATATCTATAATGAAGTTGTTATTGGAAGTGCAAGTAGTGTAACTGCAAGAGTCAAGAGTTGGAATGTTATCACTAAAGTATTGGAAGTATCGAATATAAATGGAACGTTTACTCCAGGAGAGACATTAACTGGACAAACATCTGCAGCACAGTATGCATTAAGAAAAGAATTTACAGATAATCTTGGTTCAACTGAAAATTTAGATGATGCATACGACGGTAAAGATACAAAAGATCGTTTTGCGGACAATAGGCAAATAGAAATTGAAGGAGATAATATTTTAGACTTTAGTGAAGAAAATCCTTTCGGAATTCCATGAAAGGTTAAATAGTACTATGTATCGTATAGAACAATGTTTGAATATTTTTATCACGAGATCCTGAGGAAAACTATTATTGGTTTTGGAACTCTTTTTAATAATATTACGGTAAAGCACAAGAAAGATACCGGAGAAGTAATATCATTAATTAAGGTTCCCATTGCATATGGACCAATTCAAAAGTTTTTGGCTCGTGTTGAACAGCAACCAAATTTAAATAAACCGGTTCAAATAACATTACCTAGAATGTCTTTTGAATTGGTTGGGTTAAGTTATGATCCAACTAGAAAGGTTACTTCAACTCAAACATTTCTAAGTCCATCAACAACTGATGGGACAGATATTAGAAAAGCATATATGCCCGTTCCTTATAATATGGAATTTGAGTTAAGCATAATGACAAAATTAGATGATGATATGCTTCAAATCATAGAACAAATAATGCCTTATTTTGGACCTTCATATACTATAAGTATTAATTTATTAAACTTAATAGGCGAAAAAAGAGATGTTCCAGTTACATTGAATAGTATTTCAATGTCTGATGATTATGAGGGTGATTACACAAATAGGAGAGCATTAATTTATACACTAAGATTTACTGCAAAGAACTATCTATTTGGACCTATTTCCTCTGCTTCAGACGATATCATCAAAAAGGTTTCTCTTGGATTTGTATCTGGAGACACTAGGTCTACGACAAGAGATCTTACTTATAGTGCGGAACCAATTGCCACAAAGAGCTATACAAATAATATAATTACAACAATTTCACAAGATATCGAATTGGATAATAATACAGTTACTGTTTTAAATTCTTCCCAAATACCATTAAATAGTTATATTACAATTGATAACGAAACTCTACAAGTTACTAAAAAATCTGGAAATATTTTAACAGTAAATAGAGGATCTTATGGAACTCCAATTTCAATTCATGTTTCCGGAACAGAAGTAAAACTTATTACTAATGCCGATAACGATTTAATTGAATTTGGAGATGATTTTGGATTTGGAATTTCTTTTAGTTAAAAAATTATGAGTAAGAAATTTGAAAAACTGAATGACGTATTTAATGTTTCTAGTGAAGCTATTTCTTCGGAATTAGATACTACAGATAAGAACTTAGAAGCTATTGCAAAAAGACAAGAGGATGAAAGTGTAACTAAAAAAACTGATATTGAAAAAGACTACGAATATGCTAGAGGCAATTTGTATTCTCTAATGGAGAAAAGTCAAGAAGCACTGAATGGAATTCTTGAACTTGCTCAAGAGAGTGATATGCCTCGGGCATATGAGGTTGCAGGACAATTAATTAAAAGTACAGGAGAGATTGCAGATAAAATACTTTTAGTTCATAAAATATTAAAAGATGTGGAAGAAGATAAACCAAAGGGCCCGACAACCGTTAACAATGCACTTTTTGTTGGTTCTACTGCTGACTTAGCAAAATTTTTAAAACAACAATCCGAAAATGAAAACGTTTAAGCAGTTTCAAGAAGATTGGAGCAATAAATATAAAAAGAGTATTGATTGCTCAAATCCAAAAGGATTTTCCCAAAAAGCACACTGTGCGGGTAGATCTAAAAGAGCAAAAGGCGAAGAAACTAAATCAAAACCAGTTGAATAATGCCCAAACTTAAATCCCATAAAACAGTAGAACAAATTGCAAAGAAGCATCGTCTTGATGTTTCTTTCATACAAAAGCAACTTGATATGGGAGAACCTATTGAGCATGAACATACAAAAGATCATGAACTTGCAATGGATATCGCTCTTCAACATCTTGATGAAATTCCAGATTATTACACTCGTTTGAAAAAAATGGAGGCAGATGCTAAAAAGCATCATAAAAAATTTAAAGATGTAAAAGAAGAATGTGACTGTGAGAAAAATGCGGTTAATGAACTTGAAGTTAGTCTTAAAAAACTAAACAATACTTCTTACGATTCTATAGATAAACTTATGCGTCGTATTATGAAAAAACATAATATGACTGCAAAGGAACTACATAATTCTTTTGTTGAAAAACACAGTAAAACTCCGGATAATTGGGTAAAAAATATAGAAGAAGAAACTAAGTCTGGTGATGAAGGTCTTCGTGATTGGTTTAATAAATCAAAATCATCTGATGGTAAAAGTGGTTGGGTGCAACTTGGTGGAAAATGGGCAGGAAAACCATGTGCCCGCCAACCAGGACAAACTTCAACTCCAAAATGTGGAAGTTCTAAAATGAAAAGAACACTTTCTAAAGACGAAGAGGAAGCAGCAAGAAGAAGAAAAAATCGTTTAGATCCAAGTCAACCAGAAAAAACTGGTGCAGCAAAACCAACTAACGTAAGAACTGAAGATATGGATTTACAAGAAGTTAAGGACAAACCAGGTAAAGGTAGTGGAAAAAAAGATGCTTGCTACCATAAAGTAAAGTCTAGGTATGATGTTTGGCCAAGCGCATATGCTTCTGGGGCACTTGTAAAATGTCGCAAAGTTGGTGCTGCAAACTGGGGAACTAAGTCTGAGGAAACTCAAATGCACGAAGAAGAAAGATATTGTCCAATGTGCGATAAAAGGGAAACAAGATCTGAATGTGCTTATGGTGGTAAAGTCTGGGATAAGGTTTCTATAAAAGATGAAGAATATTCAATGGCCAGATCAGAATTGAAAACCATTGAAGATGCAGTAAAGAGACTTCGTGCAAAAGTTGAAATGGGTGAGGGAGATCTTGAAGCATGGGTTCAATCAAAAATTACCAAGGCAGCGGATTATATTGATACTGCGGCAGATTATATTGATAGTGGCGAAATGGAAGAGCAAGCATCTTTCGGTGAAATGAAATGCTGGCCTGGTTATAAAAAGAAAGGAACTCAGACCTTATTCGGAAAGAAATATAATAGATGTGTGAAGTCAGAAGATGTTACCATAGAAGATGCTGAGGGAAATACCTTCGCTGAAGTTATAGATCTAATTAAACCCGAACCAATTAAAGGATTCAAATCTCAAATTGATGAGGCGTCAAGACTTCAAGCACAAACTGGAAATGTGATTGCAGTCACTCTTTCTTGGAGAGGAAAATATTATAGTGTTAAAATGTTCTTCCCACAGGTTAAGTTACCTTCAAGATCTGAACTGACCACTGAACTCCAAAAAGTCTATCCTGGATCTAGATTGGTTCATCATTATGTTTCAGAAATTCAACCAGGACAACCACTAATTCAAGCGTTTGGACCTCAGGGTGGTAACGCAGCAAAGGTTGGTCCCAATAAGAATTATGTAAAACCTATGAGCGAAGAAGTTGAGATTGATGAGGACTGGCAGGAAGTTAATAGAAAAGATAAAACTGATGGATTAAGTCCTGCTGCAGTAAAAGCATATCGCAGAGAAAATCCAGGTTCTAAACTACAGACTGCAGTAACTGAAAAGAATCCAACGGGCAAAAGAGCAGGAAGGCGACAATCATTTTGTCGACGTATGAAAGGAATGAAATCAAAATTGACAAGTGCAAAAACAGCAAAAGATCCTGATAGCAATATCAACAAAGCACTTCGTAGATGGAATTGTAATTAGTAATTAGGTTTTTATTATGGGCAATGATGTATACTTAGGTAATCCTCTTCTCAAGAAGGCAAATACACCTATTGAATTTACACAAGAACAAATCTTAGAATTTGTTAAGTGTAAAGATGATCCAGTTTATTTTGCAAAAAATTATGTAAAAATTGTAACTCTAGACCATGGATTACAGTCTTTTCAGATGTATCCATTTCAAGAGAAACTGGTAAGAAGATTTCATGAAAACAGATTTAATATCTGTAAGATGCCTCGTCAGACAGGTAAATCTACCACAGTAGTTTCCTTTCTTTTACACTATGCAGTTTTTAATGATAACGTAAACATTGGTATTCTTGCAAACAAAGCAGCAACTGCAAGAGAACTTTTGGATAGATTGCAGACTGCTTATGAAAATCTTCCAAAATGGATGCAACAGGGAATTGTTTCCTGGAATAAGGGATCTCTTGAACTAGAAAATGGTTCTAAAATCTTAGCAGCATCGACATCAGCATCTGCTGTTCGAGGAATGTCTTTTAACATTCTATTCTTGGACGAATTTGCATTCGTACCAAATCATATTGCAGATTCATTTTTTGCTTCGGTATATCCAACTATCACTTCAGGTAAGCAAACTAAGGTTATTATAGTTTCAACACCACACGGTATGAATCATTTCTACCGAATGTGGCATGATGCGGAAAAGGGTAAGAATGAATATATTTTTACTGATGTTCATTGGTCAGAAGTTCCTGGTCGCGATGAGGAATGGAAAAAGCAAACCATTGCCAATACAAGCGATCAACAGTTTAAGGTAGAGTTTGAATGTGAATTCTTAGGATCAGTAGATACTCTTATTGCACCAAGTAAGCTCAGAAACCTTGTATACGACCACCCTAAGACGCGTAGTGCTGGTTTAGATGTTTATCTGGATCCAGAAGAAGACCATGATTACTTAATAACAGTGGACGTTGCTAGAGGTGTTGGAAACGACTATTCTGCATTTGCTGTTGTTGATATAACACAATTTCCACATAGAGTGGTTGCAAAATATAGGAATAATGAAATAAAACCTATGCTTTTCCCAAGCATAATTCATGAGGCAGCGACGGCATATAACAATGCGTATATTTTATGTGAAGTAAATGATGTTGGAGATCAAGTAGCAAGTATTCTCCAATATGACCTCGAATATAATAATCTCCTCATGTGTTCAATGAGAGGTAGAGCAGGTCAAATTGTCGGTCAGGGATTTTCTGGAAAGAAAACTCAACTTGGAGTTAAGATGTCCAAAACTGTAAAGAAGATTGGATGTCTCAATCTAAAGACTATGATTGAAGAGGATAAGTTATATCTAAATGATTATGAAATAATTTCAGAGTTGACTACTTTTATCCAAAAACATAATTCATTTGAAGCTGAAGAAGGGTGTAATGATGACCTGGCTATGTGTTTGGTAATTTATGCATGGTTAGTTGCTCAAGATTACTTTAAAGAACTTACAGACCAAGACGTAAGAAAACGTCTTTATGAGGAACAAAAAAATCAAATAGAACAAGATATGTCTCCGTTCGGATTTATATCTGATGGATTGGATGAAAGTAGTTTTATTGATAATGATGGAGATAGATGGTATGTCGATGAATATGGAGACCGTTCATACATGTGGGAATATATGTAATGGATTTAGATAAACAAATAAAGTTAGGTCACTTATTTTTAACTGATAGGAAATGTAGGATATGTGGAGAAACAAAAAATTTAATAGATGGATTTTATAGAACACGCAAAGACCGTGGAGCAGTCGCTTCTTCATATGCATACGAGTGTAAGGAATGTACAATAAGCAGAGTCAATAATTCCAAGAAAAAGTATCCATCATCACTGATTGACTGGATTTATCCTGATTGGTAGATATTCACGTCTCATTTCCCCACTGGAAATACTCTTTTTAATAAATATTTCCAGTTAATCTGAGATTTACGGAGAAAAACATGGCGACTCCTCAATTATCTCCTGGAGTATTAGTCAGGGAGGTTGATTTAACAGTAGGAAGAGCTGATAATGTATTAGATAATATCGGTGCGATTGCTGGACCTTTTGCAATTGGACCTGTAAATGATCCAATTGATATTACTACTGAAAACGAACTCATAGATGTTTTTGGCAAACCATCTTCGATGGATGCCCAGTATGAGTATTGGATGAGTGCATCTTCTTACCTTTCTTACGGTGGTGTTCTTAAGGTAGTAAGAACTGATGGTTCTAGCCTAACTAATGCAAACGCAATAAGAAATTCATCTGGAATTTCAACTGCAGGTGAGCCAACACTAAAGATTAAGAACTTTGACGACTACGAAGCAAATTATGCTGATGATATTGCCAACTATATTTTTGCAGCAAAAACCCCAGGATCTTGGTCAAATAATCTAAAAGTATGTGTTATTGATAACCGCGCTGACCAAATTCTTAATGTTGGACCAGTGGCTGCCTCTATGGCGCAGGTTGGTTATGGTATAACTACAACCCTATTAAATGTTCCTTCCGCAGGAGTCGGTACCACATCTGTTTTCAGTGGTTACTTGAAAGGAATTGTAACCGGTGTAGGTGCTAGCACAGTTGACGTAAAAGTTCTATCTGTTGTAGATACTAGTAATGTAGAAACTCCAGTAGAATATGCACCTTTTAGTAGATTAAGATCTTTCACTTCTACTGATCCAGGCGGTTCATTCACTGTTTCTTTAATCACTAGTGCAGGTATTGCTTCTACTAGTGCCTCTGTAAATACAGGACAAAACCCTGTGCAGGATTGGTATGATGAGCAAACACTAGAACTTACAAACACAAGTATTTTTTGGAGATCAATTGCTCCAAAACCAGGAACTTCACAGTATGTATCTGAGAGAAGCGGAAAAGATGATGAAATTCACGTAGTAGTGGTTGATGATACGGGCACAGTTACTGGAATTCAGGGTAATTTATTAGAGAAGTGGATTGGATTATCTAAAGCAAGTGATGCCATTTCTGCAGTCAATTCTCCACAAAAGATTTGGTGGAAAAATTCTATTGCAATATTCTCCAAGTATTTGTATGTTGGAGATAATCCATCAGATGATTTAAATGCAAATGAAGACGTAGTTCCAAGTGGATTCTCTCAGGGATTTATTCCAAATACAACATCAGCTGGTCTATGGAATTTAGATAGTCAAGGAAGAGTCTTTAGCACTATCGGAAATGTTACCTATGCCTTGTCAGGAGGGACTGATTATTCTCAGTTCAATGGTATGACTGCATCTCTAGGTGATTTATTTACTGCATACAATCTATTCTCGAATAAAGATGAAATTGCAGTTGATTATTTGATTATGGGCCCTGGATTACAAAATAAATTTGAATCTCAGGCAAAGGCAAATCAGTTAATTTCCATCGCAAACTCAAGAAAAGATTGTGTTGCTGTAATTTCTCCACATCGCGCAGATGTTGTTGATATTACAAATCCAGATACTCAAACTGATAATATTTTACAGTTCTTCGCTCCTCTTGCCTCTTCATCATACGCTATTTTTGATGCTGGATATAAGTACACCTTTGACCGCTTCAATAATAAATTCCGTTATATTCCATGTAATGGTGATGTTGCAGGTCTTTGTGTAAGAACTTCTATCTTCGCATATCCTTGGTTCTCACCAGCAGGACAGCAAAGAGGTATCTTGAATAATGCTATTAAACTAGCATACAATCCAAATAAAGCACAGAGAGACCAACTCTATCCTCAGAGAATTAACGCAGTTATCAATAAACCAGGTGTTGGTATTCTGCTCTTTGGTGATAAAACTGCACTTGGTTTTGCCTCTGCATTTGATAGAATTAACGTTCGCCGCCTCTTCTTGACTGTAGAGCAAGCACTCGAAAGAACCGCTCAGGCTCAACTCTTTGAACTCAATGACGAGATTACGAGAGCAAACTTTATTAATATTGTTGAACCATATCTGCGCGATGTTCAAGCAAAGAGAGGTTTGTATGGTTTCTTCGTTCGCTGCGACGAAACAAATAATACTCCAGATGTAATTGATAATAATGAATTTAGAGCTGATATCTTCCTGAAACCAGCTAAATCAATTAATTATGTAACTCTAACCTTTGTTGCAACAAGAACTGGCGTTAGCTTCGAAGAAGTTGCTGGATCTGTTTGATCGTCTTAACAAATTAATTAAACAGGAGGATTAAAAAAATGGCTACTATTAAAGGTCTTTCACAATTTAAATCAAAACTAATTGGTGGTGGCGCCCGCCCAAATCTTTTTGAAGTCTCTATGTCTGTACCAGGTGCAGCTGCTGGAGTAGATCTTAATATTCAAGGTGATGGCGACGGTCAATTTGATGCAGAAAAGTTTACATTCTTATGTAAGGCAGCTGCTTTACCTGCTTCTAATGTCTCACCTATCGAAGTTCCTTTCCGTGGCAGAACCATGAAAGTTGCTGGCGATAGAACCTTCGACACTTGGACAATCACCATTATCAATGATGAGGATTTCCAGTATAGAAGAGCATTTGAAGCATGGATGCAAAACATCGGTCAGTATTCTGATCATAGTGGATTAACTTCACCTAATGATTACATGACCGATGCTACTGTTCTGCAACTAGGTAGAGGTAATGCCAATGGTGGTACATCAGATTTCTTTAGTGGAAAAACACCAGGAAGAGAAACTGGTACTGGTACAGGTGGTTCAGCATCTGTTTTAGCACAGTACAAGTTTAAGGATATTTTCCCAACTAATATTTCTGCTATTGATCTATCTTACGACACCACTGACACCATTGAAGAATTCACTGTAGAATTCCAGGTAAATTACTGGTATCCTGAGCGTCCAGGTAGCAATACTGCTCAAGGATAAATAGAAGGAGCAGTATACATTTTTATTTAAATCATGGCGAAACTATTTGGTTTTTCGATTGAAGATAACGAACCATTATCAGATACTACAATTTCCCCCGTTCCTCCAAATAATGAGGACGGGGTTGACCATTATTTAAGCAGTGGATTTTTCGGTTCGTATGTCGATATCGAAGGAGTTTATAGAACAGAATTTGATTTAATTAAAAGATATCGGGAGATGGCACTACACCCAGAGTGTGATAGTGCCATTGAAGATATTGTAAATGAAGCAATTGTAAGCGATACTAACGATAGTCCAGTTCAAATTGATCTGGATAATTTAAATGCTAGCGACGGCATTAAAAAGAAAATACGACAGGAGTTCAAGCACATTTTAGAACTTCTGGATTTTGATAAGAAATCTCACGAAATTTACAGAAACTGGTATATTGACGGAAGACTTTATTACCACAAGGTCATCGATCTCAAGAATCCTGAGGCAGGAATACAGGAACTGAGATATATTGACGCAATGAAAATGCGCTATGTGAGACAAGCAAAAAAGAATGAAGCAGATAAGTATAGAGTAACTAGCAGGAACATCGATAATCCAATGGATTATGAGTTTCCCGAGATTGAAGAATACTTCATTTATCAACCAAAAATGACGTATCCGACAGGAACTCCAGCACCTGGAAATCTTGGAGGATCGAATGCTGGTGTTAAGATGACTAAGGATTCTATCACCTATTGTACATCTGGACTTGTAGATAGAAATAAGGGATCAACACTTTCTTATCTACACAAGGCAATCAAGTCTCTCAATCAACTTCGGATGATTGAAGATAGTCTTGTAATTTATAGACTATCTCGTGCTCCGGAGCGTAGAATTTTCTACATTGATGTTGGTAACTTGCCCAAGGTAAAGGCTGAACAATATCTTCGTGATGTTATGATGCGTTATCGCAATAAACTAGTTTATGATGCAAACACTGGCGAAATTCGTGATGATAAGAAGTTCATGGCGATGCTTGAGGACTTCTGGTTACCTCGTCGCGAAGGTGGAAGAGGAACTGAAATCTCAACTCTTCCTGGTGGACAAAATCTTGGAGAAATTACTGACATTAACTATTTCCAAGAAAAACTTTATAGATCTCTAAATGTTCCAACATCAAGAATTGGTGGAGATGGGGGATTTAATCTAGGAAGATCATCAGAAATTCTTAGAGATGAAGTTAAGTTCAGCAAATTCGTAGCAAGATTAAGAAAGAGATTTTCTTATATGTTTAGTGATATGCTTAGAACTCAACTTATTCTTAAGAACATTATAACCCCAGCAGATTGGGAAATTATGAATGAGCATATTCAATATGATTTCCTATACGACAACCATTTTGCAGAACTTAAGGATGCTGAACTGTTAAATGAAAGACTGGGTATGGTTCAAGTTGCAGAACCTTATGTTGGTAAGTATTTTTCTCAAGACTATGTAAGACGCAAGATTCTTCGTCAAACTGATACCGAAATTCTTGAACAAGATGCTCTTATCAAAAAAGAAATTGAAGATGGAGTTATTCCAGACCCAAGTCAAGCAATTGACCCAGCAACTGGAATGCCTTTAGATCAAACATCACAAATGAATCTTGGGCAACCAGTAATGGAACCAGATCTAAGATCTGATGATAGAGCAACTCAAGTTGATGCAAAATCAGTGGAACTACCCAAGGGTGGTGAGATATAAATAAAAACGATTAGTAATTTTGGATTATAGCAATGGATGATTTAATGGACATGATTGTATCTGATACACCTCCATCTCAGATTAGCGATAAGATTAAAGATTTACTATTTACAAAGGCTGCAGAAAAGGTTGATGAGTTTAGACCTACAGTAGCAGTTAGTATGTTCCCACAAGAAGAAGAGCAAACAGAGGAATGATATGAAATCTTTCAGGCAATTTATCTCAGAATCGGTTAATATTGCTGGAGATTTCACAGGGAATCTCTATATAAACTCTCAGCAAGAGCAACCACAACAAGTTGGTGAAGAATATGTTGCTGATATTATGTGGAATGGGAGTTTATATAGAATGGAATTAGTAACTAAAAATGGAATTCCTTCAACTAGAGAACTTGGTGAGCAACTTCAGACTGAGTATCCAGGAGCAGTTGTTCATCAAATTTATCCTGTAGTTGAAAAGAATTTAAACATCAAAAACGCAAAAAGATACCACCCATCAAAGTTAGAATGGATTGATTGATAAATGGCTCAGTGGAATATAACTACACAAGATTATTTGAATCAAGAGAGAAGTCTCTTTGAAGTTAATATGATTGCCACAAAAGATGGTAGTCCAGTTTCTTTTGAAAATCCATTTCCAGTATCTCTTGGAAGTTCAAATATTACAATTAATGGTGATGTAAGTATTGGAGCAACGGTAAATGTTGCAAGCACTCCAGAAAATCCGGTTCATAATCACATCACAGAAGTTGGGATAAGTAGCATTTTAACTGTTCCATATCTTCCAGTTGGTGTTGGAACAGTAAATCTAAATCTTACATATCTTCCAGTTGGCATTTCTTCATTACTGAATACCGTAGCAATATCTAATACAAGTTTTTATATTTCTGGTTTTGGTTCATCGGTTTCAATTTCCAATACTTCATTCTATGTAACTGGAATTGGTGGTTCAGTATCAATTGCAAATACTGGTTTTTATGTCTTAAATCCAGTCACTTCTGTAACTGTTGGAGGAACTGTTTCTATTGCAAATACAGTATCAATATCCAATACTTCCTTCTATGTAATCAATCCAGTAACAACAGTTGCAGTATCAGGTATTGGTTCAACAGTCACAGTTCAGGGAACAGTAGGAATTGGAACAACTGGGCAAGTATCACTCAACCTCAATAATTCACCAGTCAGCACTTCAAACCCATTTCCAGTCACTGGAACAGTATCAATTTCTACAACATCATCAGCATCTGTTACATTTCCACCAATAGCAACTGATGCATTTGGAAGATTAAGAACATCATCCCCACTCACACTTTTTGATAGTTCTCACAGATATAGAGATAACAATCTTTGGAGTGGTTTAGTTGTTGGTACTGGTTCAACAGTTGGATTTGTAACGGCACAAGGTTTAGTAAATTTAACTGTTGGTGTTGGAAGCACCGCATCAATCATCAGAGAAACGACAAAAGTATTTTCATATCAACCAGGAAAATCATTACAGGTATTGAATACATTTGTAATGAACCCAGCAAAAGCAAATCTTCGCCAAAGAGTAGGATACTTTGGTGCAGATAATGGGATGTATCTGGAACTTGATGGAAGTAATTTATATTTTGTGGAAAGAACTTATGTTACAGGAATTACAACAGAAACAAGAGTAGCACAAGCAAATTGGAATGTTGATACAATGCTTGGTCCTGGGCATCTTAATCCATCTGGTGTCACATTAGATATTTCCAAAGCACAAATTATGTGGATGGATATTGAATGGTTAGGACTTGGAACTGTAAGAATAGGATTTGTAGTTGATGGTAAGTTTATTCATTGCCACTCATTCCATCACGCAAATCTTATCAATACAACTTATATCACAACAGCATCATTGCCTTTGAGATATGAGATTGCAAATACTGGAATTACAACTAGTTCAAGCACACTGAAACAAGTTTGCTCTACTGTCATTTCCGAAGGTGGTTATGAACTTCGTGGATTACAACAGGCAATAGGAACACCAATCACAGCACCAAAAACTCTTACAACTGCTGGGACTTTTTATCCTATAGTTAGTTTGAGATTGAAAACTACTGCTTTGGATGCAATTATCATTATGACTGCACTTTCTCTTATGGGAATTGGTAATGGAATTAATTATAATTGGCAGGTAAAAGCATCTGGAACTACTACTGGTGGAAGTTGGGTGAGTGCTGGTGCTGATAGTGGTGTTGAATATAACCTCACAGGAACTTCTTATGCTGGTGGAAGAATACTTGCGAGTGGATTTTTAAACTCATCAAATCAAGGTTCTCCATCAATTGATATTCTAAAAGAAGCACTATTCAAGTTTCAGTTAGAAAGAAATAGTTTGACTTCTACACCTTTTGAACTCACACTTCTTGCTACTGCTGCAACTAATGGTGAGCAGATTTTTGCTTCAATGGACTGGGAAGAAATTAGTAGGTAATTTGGAATTTATAAATAACTAAAAGTGTATTGTTAGAATAATGTCTCATAGACCAGTTGGTGCTGGCGCCTCGTTTACATTTAGCGCAGGAACTGCTACCACATCATCATCATTTTCGGTTCAATCCAGTGTTCTAAGAGTAGTTGCTGTTAATAGTGCTGCCCATGTTCTGATTGGAGGAAATCCTTCAGCGACAGCAACAGATTATTATGTGCCTTCGGGTGGAACAGCGACACTTGCATTGACTAAAGCATCAAATAGAGTTGTTGGAGTTACTACTGGAGCAACCACAGTTGTAACTGTACCTGAAGGAACCCAAGTTCCATTTGCAGTTGGTGATTATGTTTCATTAACTGCTTCTGGTCAGTCATATTATAACTTCACTCACCAACAAGTTTTATCTGTTGATACTTCTGCTGGAGTAAATGGATATTTCCAAACTAGAATGACCGTCAGTTATAATTCAAGCGGAATTGTTACAGCATTCTCATCCCCTGACGCAACCATATCAAACTCAAATAAAGTTTCTGCATTTGGTGCAGGATCTGGAACATTGTATTACCAACAAGTACAAATCTCAGGAGACGCCTAAAATGAAACTAATCAGAGAAGAGATTGAAAAGGTAGAAGTTCTAACCGAAGGTTCTGGAAAGAATCAGAAACTTTATATTCAAGGACCTTTTCTTCAGGCAGAATGCGTAAACCGTAATGGTCGCATGTATCCCCGTTCCATAATGGAACGGGAAGTAAATCGCTATACTGAACAATATGTGAATAAAGGTCGTGCTCTTGGTGAGTTAGGTCACCCAGATGGTCCAACTGTAAATCTTGATAGAGTTTCTCACAAGATTGTCTCCCTTACTTGTGAAGGTAATAACTGGATTGGTAAAGCACAAATCCTTTCAACTCCAATGGGTAAGATTGCAGAATCTTTACTCAAAGATGGAGTAACTCTCGGTGTTTCCTCTCGTGGTATTGGATCACTAAGAGAAAATAATAAAGGATTTAAAGAAGTTGGTGAAGATTTTATGCTCGCAACTGCTGCTGATATCGTAGCAGATCCTTCTGCCCCTGATGCATTTGTTCAAGGAATTATGGAAGGTGTTGAGTGGGTATGGAATAATGGAGTTCTAGAGCAAAAAGTTGCTACATTCGAGAAAAAAATTAACACATATGTGGATAAAGGTATTCTGGAAGAATACAAATTGAGTCTATTCAATGAGTTTTTAAACTCATTGTAATTTATTAAATTATAAATAAATATAGTTTATAACTAAAGGTTAAACGGAGAGTTCAAATGTCTCGTGGAGATTTACAAGAAATGGAAGTAGGCACTAAGCAATCCCGAACCGCTGTTAATGCTGGCGCTAAAGCAGCGGATCCAATGCAGCATCTTTCTGGTTCCACACCAGGTCAAACAGCCAGCTGGGAAGATCTTGGTGGCCCAACACCAGAAAACTATAAAGTAGATGATGATTCTGCGAAACTAAAGACACCTGGCGCAACTCTTAAGCAAGTAAGAGATGTAGTTAACAAGGGTGCTTCTCCTGCGGATGCAATGAAAGCAGTCAAAGAAGAAGAAGAACTAGAAGATGAAGACTTCATCGAAGAAGAAACTGACGAAGAAATCGTAGAGGCTAAGGAAGAGGAAGAGGAAGAAGAGGGCGGTAAGAAGAAAGGAAAGAAAGAGGAGGAAGAAGAAGACGAAGAAGACGAAGAAGAAGTGAAAGAAGAATTTAACATCGATGAAGATGTTAATGCTCTTCTATCCGGCGAAGAACTCTCCGAAGAGTTCCAAGAAAAGGCACGTATTATCTTTGAAGCAGCTATTAATTCAAGAGTTGCTCAAATTCAAGAGACTCTTGAAGAGCAGTATGCTTCTGCTCTCCTTGAGGAAGTAGAAGAAATTAAGACTGCTCTTTCCGAAAGAGTTGATTCTTATCTCGAGTATGTTGCTGACGAGTGGTTCAATGAGAACGCACTCGCTATTGAAAAAGGTCTTAAGACCGAAATGACCGAATCATTCCTCCAAGGAATGAGAGGACTTTTTGAAGAACATTATGTATCAATCCCTGAAGATAAATATGATGTGCTTGAGAGCATGGTAGAAAAACTTGATGAAATGGAGACAAAACTCAACGAGCAAATTGAGAAGAACGTTTCACTCAACAAGCGTCTCGCAGAGTCGGTTGCTGATGGAATCTTTGAACAGGTCTCTGAGGGTCTAGCAGATACTCAGAAAGACAAGCTCGCTTCACTTGCCGAAAGTGTTGAGTTTGAAAGTGAAGAAGAATATCGTGAAAAACTGGAGACCTTGAAGGAATCATATTTCCCATCAAGAGTGGTTTCTCCTTCTGCAAGAACTGAAAGTCTATCCGAAGGCGTAGACAATGCACCAGAATCAATTTCTGGTACCATGTCTGCCTACCTGAAGACCTTATCAGCATTCGGCAAATAATTGAATTTAATATAATTCAAACCCAAAAAACGCACTTTAGTAAAAAGGTAAAAGCAAATGTTCCATTCCGAGCATCTGCAGGAAAAGTGGGCACCTCTCCTCGATCATGAGGGTGGAATCAAAGATTCTCATCGTAGAGCTGTAACCGCTGTCCTGCTCGAAAACCAAGAAAGATTTTTAAGAGAGCAATCAGCTTTCGATAGTGGTTCCATGAATATGCTCATGGAATCCCCAACCAACAGCGGTAACGCTGCTGGTGCCCAAGGTGGATTCGGTGGCGGCTCCCTTGCTGGTGGTCCTACCGCAGGTTTCGATCCCGTACTGATTTCACTCATCCGTCGTTCAATGCCTAACCTGGTCGCTTATGACCTGGCTGGCGTTCAACCAATGAGTGGTCCTACTGGACTCATCTTCGCAATGCGCTCACGTTACACCAATCAGAGTGGAACTGAGGCATTCTACAACGAATCAGACACCACATTCTCCGGCACCGACGCAGGTTTCGATACTACTCTTACCCGCGACTTCGCTGATGTTAATGCTGGTATTGGTACCACCATTCAGGCTGGTTCAAACCCATCACTCCTCAACCCTGTAGGAACCGCTACCTCAACCGCATATAATGTCGGTCAGGGTATGCCTACTGGTGATTCAGAGAACCTTGATGGTACCGCAGGTAATGCGTTCAACCAGATGGCTTTCTCAATCGAGAAGGTCACTGTTACCGCTAAGTCACGCGCTCTGAAGGCTGAGTATTCACTAGAACTCGCTCAGGACCTCAAGGCAATCCACGGTCTGAATGCTGAAGCAGAACTCGCTAACATTCTGTCTAGCGAAATTCTTGCTGAAATCAACCGTGAAGTCATCAGAACCATCTACAAGGTTGCTGAGCAAGGTGCTGTACAGAACGTAGCAACTCCTGGCGTATTCGACCTTGACGTTGATTCAAACGGTCGTTGGTCTGTTGAGAAGTTCAAGGGTCTGCTCTTCCAAATCGAGCGTGATGCTAACGCAATCGCACAAAGAACTCGTCGCGGAAAGGGCAACATCATCATGTGCTCTGCTGACGTTGCTTCAGCACTGACCATGGCTGGTGTTCTCGACTACACCCCTGCACTCAACGCTAACCTGAACGTTGATGATACCGGCAACACCTTCGCTGGTACCCTCATGGGCAAGTTCCGCGTATACATCGACCCATATGCTGCTAACCTGACCTCAGGTAACGCAACTCCTGGTAACCAGTACTACGTTGTAGGTTATAAGGGTTCTTCACCTTATGACGCTGGTCTCTTCTATTGTCCTTATGTTCCTCTCCAAATGGTTCGTGCCGTTGGTGAGAACAGCTTCCAGCCCAAGATTGGCTTTAAGACCCGTTACGGTCTTGTTGCTAACCCATTCGCTGAAGGCACTGACCAAGGTCTCGGAAGACTCCGCGTTAACGCTAACCGCTACTACAGAAGAGTCGCTGTTAAGAACCTCATGTGATCTATTTCACATAAATTCATTAGAGAGACCCGAAAGGGTCTCTTTTTTTATCTAAATACTTAAAAAACGATGTCTTCCAAACAGATTGAAAATAGAAATTTTCTTTCGTCAGTTAATTTTAAATTATCATTGAACCGAACACCTAAGGTTGCTTTCTTTTCCAATCAAGTTTCAATACCAGCAATTTCATTGGGTGTAGCAGTACAACCAAATTACCTGAACGATATACCAGTACCAGGTGATAAAATGGTATTTGAGGATTTCACACTGAGATTTTTAGTTGATGAGAATTTGGAAAATTATATGGAAATTCAGAATTGGATAAGAGGTCTTGGATTTCCAGAGAGTTTGCAGGAAATATATGATTTTCAAAATTCAAACGAATCATTCGAACAACCATTTAAATCAGATTTAAATCTATATTCTGATGGAACTTTGATTGGATTAAATAGTGGACTTAGATTTAACTTCCAAGTTAAATTCAAATCAATGTTTCCAACATACTTGTCCCCACTAGAATTTGACGCAACAAATACAGATACTCAATACTTCACAGCAGATGTAACATTTAAGTATTTGGTGTATAATATCTTAGATAAGAACGGAAATCCATTAACTTCACAATAATTTTTATATAATTATGAATATTGATTTAGATACAATTCAGTCAATGTGGGAAAAAGATTCTAAAATGGATATTGATAATCTCCACACAGAATCTTTAAATATTCCCATACTTCACGCAAAATATTTTGATTTATACAATACTATCAATTTGCTGAAAAAGAAATCTGAGCAGCAAAAGAAAAAGATAAGGCACGAAAAATACGAATACTTTACAGGGAAAGCAGACCCCGATGTTTACGTGGAGAATCCATTCCCTAAGAAAATTAGAGATAAAGAAACTCTACAGGGATACTTAGACTCTGATGAGAAACTTTCCCAAGTAGCACTAAAAATTGAATATTATGAAACCCTACTAAACTATATTGAAAGCATTTTGAAAATGATTCAAAACAGAACATATCAAATCAAAAATGCTATAGAATTTGTTCGGTTTCAGTCTGGACTGGGGTAAATAAATACTCATAGCAATAACAATGTTATGAGTGACGTAATTATTGAAAAGAAAAATGAGGTTTACTTAAAGTTAGATTGTGAACCTCATATTTTGTATGAACTTCAACCATACTTCACTTTTGAAGTAGAGTCTGCGAAATTTATGTCCCAGTATAGAAGCAGGCACTGGGATGGAAAAATTCGTCTACTAAGCACTCATACTGGAGAGATATACGCAGGTCTTCTTCCTAAGGTAATTGATAAGTTGGAAAATCACAATTACAAGTATCAATTTAAAGAAAATAAATTTTACGGACAACCATTTGAGATAAACGAAAATATCTCATATGAGGGTGTGAAAGATTATATGAATTCTATTTGTACTCATTCTCCACGGGAGTATCAAGTAGAGGGAGTATACGACGCTCTGCGACATAACCGAAAATTGCTGATATCACCCACAGCCTCAGGAAAATCCTTGATGATTTATTCCCTTGTACGGTATTACGTAGATAAAGGGCAAAAAATTCTCTTAGTTGTTCCGACGACATCTCTGGTAGAGCAGATGTACAAGGATTTTTTAGACTATGGTTGGGATGCTGATTCATATTGTCACCGTATCTATTCGGGTAGAGAAAAGACTAATGAATATCCAGTTACAATTACTACTTGGCAATCTGTCTATAAATTAGAGCGTTCATTCTTTGAGGGTTATAACGTAATTATAGGAGATGAAGCACATTTGTTCAAGAGCAAATCTCTGATTGAGATTATGACTAAACTTCATCATGCAAAGTATCGTTTTGGTTTTACTGGAACCCTTGATGGAACACAAACTCACAAGTGGGTTCTGGAAGGATTATTTGGTCCATCATATAAAGTGACAAGAACTGATGAGTTGATGAAGCAAGGTCATCTTTCTCAGTTAGATATTCGATGTCTTGTTCTTAAACATCAACCACAGAAGTTTGAAACTTATGAAGATGAGATACAATATTTAATCTCTCATGAACAAAGGAATAAGTTTATAACTAATCTCTCTTTAGATTTAAAAGGAAACACCCTGGTTCTTTTTAGTCGTGTTGAATCACATGGAGCAATACTCTACGAAAAGATAAATAGCAATAAGCGAGATGATCGTAAAGTATTTTTTATTCATGGAGGTGTTGATACTGAACAAAGAGAATTGGTTAGAGAAATTACGGAAAGAGAGTCTAATGCAATTATCGTTGCTTCTTATGGAACTTTTTCCACAGGTATTAACATCAAAAACTTACATAATGTGATATTCGCTTCTCCAAGTAAATCTAGAATTAGAAATCTTCAATCTATTGGTAGAGTTCTTAGGAAGGGAAAAAATAAAACAAGAGCAGTACTATATGATATCTCAGATGACTGCACATATAACTCGAGAAAAAACTATACTTTAAATCATCTAATTGAAAGAATTAAAACTTATAATGAGGAGAACTTTAATTACGAAATAATCACTATACAACTTAAGAAAGCATGATCGAAGAAGATTTTTATTGCACCCTCAAACTAAAAACTGGTGAAGAAATATTCGCTAAAGTAGCAGCTTCAGAGGAAGAGGATAGAACATTTTTAATTGTATCAAACCCTATTATTGTTTCTGAAATAAAAGGAAGGGGTGGTTCTGTTGGATATAAACTTGAACCATGGTTAAAAACAACCACCGAAGATATGTTTATTATCAATATAGAAGATGTTATTACTCTTTCCGAATCTTTTGATATTGAAATGATATCTATGTATCAGAATTACACTAGAGAATATTCCAGAAAAAAGAATAATGAATCTAAGTTAAGTCGTAAGATGGGATATATCTCTAATGTTAATGATGCTAAAGAGATCTTAGAGAAGCTTTATAAGAAAAGCTAAGTTATAACTTTTCAACCTCGACAAAGGTTATTATACAGAGTTTGAGATACCTTGTCAACCATTTGTTTACGTGGTATAATTTATACATAATAATGATAAAAACTTATGATAACCACAGCAGTCATGACCAAGAGAAAGAGGTCAGAACATTACGTCAACAATAAAGAGTTTCTTGCCGCTCTAATTAAGTATCGCGAAGATAAAGAAATCGCACAAATTCAAGGAAAACCAAAACCTCCCATTCCTCGCTACATTGGAGAGTGTTTCCTTAAGATTGCCAATCACCTTTCCTTCAAACCAAACTTCGTGAACTATATGTTCAAGGAAGATATGATTTCTGATGGTATTGAAAACTGTGTGCAGTATATTCACAACTTCAATCCAGAGAAGTCACAAAATCCTTTTGCTTACTTCACTCAAATCATTCACTATGCTTTCCTTCGTCGCATCCAAAGAGAAAAGCGTCAGTTAGAAATCAAAAACAAAATCCTAGAGAAATCTGGATATTCTGAAGTATTCAGTAATGATAACAGTGTTGACGGCGACAACTATTCCGATTACAATAGTATCAAGGATGGAGTCCACAGTAAACTTCGGTATTGAATGAAAGTCGCTATTATCACCGACCAGCACTTTGGTGCTAGAAAGAATTCCAAACTCTTTCATGACTATTTCTTAAAATTCTACAATGATGTATTTTTCCCAACGCTCAGAGAGTATGGGATTACTACTATTGTAGATATGGGAGATACTTTTGATAGTCGTAAAGGAATTGATTTCTCAGCACTATCTTGGGCAAAGAATAATTACTATGACCGTCTCCATGAAATGGGAGTAAAGGTTCATACGATTGTCGGTAATCATACGGCTTACTATAAGAATACTAATGATGTAAATGCTGTGGATTTATTGCTTCGTGAGTATGATAATGTAACTGTATATTCAAAACCAACTGAAGTTAAATTAGATAAACTCAACGTACTTTTTATACCATGGATTAATCAAGAAAATGAGGAAACTACTCTCAAACTTATTCAAAAGACAACTTGCTCGTGTGCGATGGGGCACCTTGAACTCCAAGGATTTAGAGTTAATAACCAAATCATCATGGAGCATGGTTTGGAGGGCAAATTATTTGAGAAGTTCACCCGTGTCTACTCGGGACACTATCACACTCGGTCAGACAATGGAACAGTCTTCTATCTAGGAAACCCCTATGAACTATATTGGAATGATCTAAACGATAAAAGGGGTTTTACTATTTTCGATACTGAAACCTTAGAACATACTCCAATTAATAATCCATATAGAATGTTTTATAACATTTACTATGAGGATACAAATTATCAAACATTTGATACTCGTGAGTATGAGAACAAGATTGTAAAAATTGTTGTTCGTAAGAAGACTGATACTAAAAAGTTTGAAAAGTTTGTTGATAAACTTTATTCTTCAAATATTGCAGAACTTAAAATTGTAGAGAACTTTGAGATTCAGGGGTCAGATGATTTTGAAGCAATTGAGTCTGAAGATACTCTTTCAATTTTGAATAGATATGTTGAAGAATCTGAAGTAGGCCTTGATAAATCAATCATACAAAAACTACTTCAGGAAGTTTATCAAGAGGCTTGTGAGTTAGTTTAATATGTTCATATTAACTATTAATGGTAGAGAAACTGAAGGAGCATACTCTGTAAAGAACGAAGAAGGAGAAAAAATTCTTTATTTGTTTCAAGAGGAAGATGATGCAACTAGATATGCTATAATGCTCGAAGAAGATGATTATCCAGAAATGCATGTAATTGAAATTGAAGATGATGTAATTATAAAAACATGTGAACTGCATGGATATCAGTATGCTGTAATAACTCCTGATGATATTGTAATTCCTCCAGACATTGAACATGATTTTATTTAAAACTATAAAGTGGCGTAATTTTCTAAGTACAGGTCAACAATTTACTGAACTTGATTTTACCAAAAACAATACAAATCTAATTATTGGAACCAATGGTGCTGGAAAAAGCACCGTATTAGATGCTTTGTGTTTTTCTTTATTTGGTAAACCATTTCGCAAAATCAATAAACCACAACTTATCAATTCAGTGAACGATAAGGACTGTAGAGTTGAAGTTGAGTTTTCTATTGGTAAAGTAAATTGGAAAGTTATAAGGGGAATTAAACCCACAGTATTTGAAATTTGGAGAGATGACAAACTTCTTGACCAATCTTCCGCTTCTTTAGACCAGCAAAAGTGGTTGGAACAAAATGTTCTGAAGATGAACTATAAGTCTTTTACTCAAATTGTGATTCTGGGTTCTAGTACTTTCGTACCTTTTATGCAACTTTCTGCTGCACATCGCAGAGAAGTAATTGAAGATTTATTGGACATTAAGATCTTTTCTTCAATGAACGTTGTAATTAAGGACAAGATTCGTTTACTTAAAGATGAAATTAAAACTCTTGAACTGAAGAAAGAGTCTCTTAACGATAAAGTCCAAATGCAAAAAGACTTTATTGAAGAACTTGAAAATCGTGGAAAGGATAATATCAATAATAATAATCTGAAAATTTCTGATTTAGATAAGGAAATTGAACAGTATATGAGTGAGAATAGTTCTTTAGAAGAACCTCTTCAGGAACTCATTAATGAGCAGGAGGCAATTACTGGATATGCTGAGAAACTTCGTAAGTTAGGAAACTTAAAAGGGAAGATATCCCAAAAGGTATCTACTATTACTAAAGAACATAAGTTCTTCACTGAGAATACGGTATGCCCTACTTGTACTCAACCTATCGATGAGGAGTTCAGAATAAATAGGATCAACGACGCTCAAGATAAAGCAAAAGAGTTGCAATCTGGTTATAAAGAACTGGAGGAGGCAATTAAAGAGGAAGAGAAGCGAGAGCGTCAATTCAATACTCTATCAAAGGAGATTTCAAAATTAACGAATGACATTTCTCAAAACAATGTTAAGATTTCTGGATGCCAAAGACAAATCAGAAGTCTGGAATCGGAAATTCAAAGAATTGCCGAACAACTTGCAAATCGAAATTCTGAGCATGAGAAGTTAGAATCCTTTAAAGAGAATTTAAAAACTACATACGACGACCTCGCTTCTAAAAAAGACACAATCAACTATTACGATTTTTCGTATAGTTTGCTCAAAGACGGTGGAGTAAAATCCAAAATCATCAAGAAGTATTTGCCACTCATCAATCAGCAAGTTAATCGCTACTTGCAAATGATGGACTTCTATATTAACTTTACTCTTGATGAGGAGTTTAACGAAACCGTCCGGTCACCAATTCACGAAGATTTCTCATATGCTTCCTTTAGTGAAGGAGAAAAGATGAGAATCGACCTGGCACTTCTTTTCACTTGGAGGGAAGTTGCAAGAATGAAGAACTCAGTCAATACAAATCTTCTAATTATGGATGAGGTGTTTGATTCTTCACTTGATGGATTTGGGACAGAAGAGTTCCTTAAGATTATCCGTTATGTAATTAAAGATGCAAATATCTTTGTTATCTCCCATAAGACTGGACTAGAGGATAGATTCGAAAGCGTCATCCGATTCGAGAAAGTCAAAGGTTTTTCGCATATGGTGGTCTAATCCACTTTCTAAACTGGCCACCGGAGGGTTTTAAGACCCTCTTTTTTAGTATAATAGGGTCATACGAATCCAACCCAATGCCAATCCGCCACGAAATCAAATCTCAACTTGCCAAACTGCTTGCTACTGAGGATTTGGTGGTTGAGCACAAGAAGGTTTCTACTGCTTGTTTTAATGTCCATACTCGTGTGTTGACTCTTCCTCTATGGGAGAAAGCAAGCAACCTTGTATATGACCTCCTAGTGGGCCATGAAGTTGGACACGCACTATTCACCCCCGATGAGGATTGGACTGAACAAGTAAAAGTTCCTCCTCAGTTTGTGAATGTGGTTGAGGATGCTCGGGTTGAGAAACTGATGAAGCGTAAGTATGCTGGACTTGCCAAGACTTTCTTTAATGGATATAAGGAACTGAACGAAGAAGATTTCTTTCAGATTGCTGATGATGATATTTCCACCTTCAATCTTGCTGACCGTGCTAATCTTTACTTTAAGATTGGTAATTTTATCAACTTAGACTTTAGTGTAGAAGAAAAAGAAATCATCAATTTGGTTGCTGCATCTGAAAGTTTTGCGGATGTTCTGATTGCTGCAGAAGAACTATACAAATATTGTAAGAAAGAAAAGAAACAGGAACAAAAGGTTGCTGACTTTGATTCTCATGAGATTCAAGGTAATTCACAGTCTCCTGCTAACGAAATTGTGGAGAATAATAACTTCCCTTCTGAGCAAGATGGTGAGAATGATAGTTCTCAACCTAAAGATGATGAAGGTTCATATGGTGGAACTGCTCAGGGAGATCAAACTCAAGTAAAGTCTGGTGGTGAACAAGATGACCCTGAAGTTAAAACTGTAGATTCCTTAGAAGAAAAAATTCGTGACCTTGTTGGAAATGATGATTATGAAAATACTTATGTTGAAGTTCCCCAACTGAACCTAGACACGGTAGTTGCTAAGAACCTTGAGGTTCACAAAGAGATTGATTATTCTTTTGCCCATCAGCAAAAAATTCATAATGAGTGGGCAGAGGAGAAAAAAATTACTCCAGCAAATCTTTATAAGGAATCCGATCTTGAGTTTAGTAAGTTCAAGTCTTCTGCCCAAAAAGAAGTTAACTATCTCATAAAAGAGTTTGAGTGTCGCAAGGCAGCAGATCAGTATGCTCGTGCATCAACTGCTCGTACTGGTGTTCTTGACACCACTCGCCTTCACACCTACAAATACAATGAGGATCTTTTCAAAAAGGTTTCTGTAATTCCTGATGGTAAGAATCATGGACTAGTATTTGTTTTAGACTGGAGCGGATCTATGTCTGATGTTATAGTAGACACTTGCAAGCAACTCTTCAATCTTGTGTGGTTCTGTAAGAAGGTTTCTATTCCTTTTGAGGTTTATGCTTTTACAAATGAATGGCGTCGTGGTGAGTATGACTATGAAAATGATAAGTATATTGCCGTTGACCGCACTCCTCATTATGAAAAGAAAGAAAGTTTGCTGATTGTAGATGAATCTTTCTCTATGATGAATATTCTAACCAGTAAAGTTTCTGGTAAAGAAATAGAGCGTCAACTTTTGAATATCTGGCGTCTTGCTTATTGTTTTGGTAAAGGATACCATTGTTCTTATACTTATCCCAATCGTTTGAGTCTTTCCGGAACTCCTTTGAATGAATCTCTCATTTGTCTTCACCAGATTCTTCCTAAGTTTCAAAAGGAAAACAAACTTCAGAAAGTTCAGTGTATTGTTTTGACTGATGGTGAGGCGAATCAACTCACCTATCATAAAGAAGTGCGTCGTTCTTATTCAAAAGAACCTATTCTCGGAAGTGGTTATGTTTATCCTGGTATCACATTCCTACGTGACCGAAAACTTGGAACTACTTATAAAGTTGATTATGGATATCACGGATTCACTGATACTCTCCTTCGCAATCTAAAGGATAAGTTTTCTTCCGCAAACTTTATTGGAATTCGTGTTCTTGAAAGTCGTAATGCAAGTCGTTTTATCCAGCTATATCATTCTCAACTTGATAAGCAGTATGAAAAAATCCAGAATGATTGGAAGAAGCTCCGCAGTTTCACTATTACCAACTCTGGATATGATGCATACTTCGGAATGTCTGCAACTGCCCTTGCTCAGGATTCTGAGTTTGAGGTTGCTGAGGATGCTACCAAGTCACAAATTAAATCTGCATTTGTGAAATCTCTGAAGACCAAAAAACTAAATAAGAAAGTTCTTGGTGAGTTTATTTCCTTGGTAGCATGAAACAGAAATTTCCTTTTGAACACGTAGTAAAATACGATACCAAAGAAGTTTGGATTATTTGTAGTAGTGTAACTACCGCTTTAGGCATTCCCACATTGGTTGAAAAATACTATCCAGGATACACATGGAGGATTGTTACGAGTGAATACCTAGATCAACTGAGGAACCAGTTGGTAAACTGACCACTGGGGGTTCTTGGGAACCCCTTTTTGCTCTATAATAACAGAGTCAAAACAAAACAACCATGACACTATCCTCAGATTACATCCGCACTTCTCTGCAATCACTTTACGGTAACGTTGTTACTGGTGCTGATATTCGTGCGTGGTGTTCTTTGAATGATTCTAATTATCAAACTATTACAAAAAAACTTGAGAATTTTAAAGTTGGTCGTGGCAAATGGAATCTTGAAGTGACCCAACAAAAAGTAGAAGAAATTGAACGCACTTTTCTAGCACCTGCTGTGGTTCCTCCTGTAGAACAAAACCTTATTCCTGATAAAGATGATACCTTCGTCAAGTTTGGTAATTTCAACGATATTAAGAAAATTATTCAGTCCAGCCTATTCTATCCTACGTTCATTACGGGTCTTTCGGGTAATGGCAAAACGTTCTCTGTGGAGCAAGCGTGTTCTCAACTGAAGCGCGAACTAATCCGTGTAAACATTACCATTGAAACTGATGAAGACGACCTTATCGGGGGTTTCCGCCTTGTTGATGGGAATACTGCTTGGCACAACGGTCCCGTCATTGAGGCACTGGAGCGAGGAGCAATCCTGCTTCTTGACGAAATCGACCTCGCTAGCAACAAAATTCTGTGTCTCCAATCCATCCTTGAAGGAAAGGGTGTCTTCCTGAAGAAGATTGGTCGGTGGGTAAAACCCGCTGCTGGTTTCAATGTAATTGCCACCGCCAACACCAAGGGTAAGGGTTCTGATGATGGACGTTTCATTGGCACCAACGTGCTCAATGAAGCATTCCTTGAGCGTTTCCCTGTGACCTTTGAGCAAACCTATCCTGCTCCTGCGACTGAGCAGAAAATCCTTGAGGGTGTTGCTCTGGACCTTGGAGTGGAAGACCGTGAGTTCTGTAAGCGTCTTGTAGATTGGTCTGATATTATTCGCAAGACATTCTATGATGGAGGTATTGAAGAAATTATCAGCACCCGTCGTCTGGTTCACATCATCCGTGCTTACAGCATTTTCCAAGATAAGGCAAAGGCAATTCAAGTTTGCGTAAATCGTTTTGATGATGAAACCAAACAGGCATTCTTGGAACTCTATGACAAGGTAGATGCTGATTTCCAAATGCCCACAGAACAGACTGAGGTTGCGCAGGACACTCCTTTCTGATATAATATGGGGAGGTAAAAAGTGCCTTCCCTCTTTTTATGATTGAATCAACCTTTACTATTACTATGCCCGAAACAACAAATCATCTTTGGAAATACAACGAAGATAAAATCCTTAAGGATATTGAGGATTATGTGACTGGAACTTATGGGAGTCACTACTGTGGTCACAATCAAGAATACAGCGACATCCAAACGATTGATCTGATGGCTGCAAAGGACCTTGCTCCTGGTTTCTGTCAGGCAAACATCCTAAAGTATGGAAGTCGCTATGGTGATAAGGATGGGCGCAACAAGCGTGACTTGCTTAAAGTAATTCACTATGCTATGCTTCTGCTCCACTTTGATGGGCATTATACTCGTCAAGACAATGGTCTGACCGAATTTCGCTGATTATTATGAAACTCTCCGACAAAACTATGAAACTCTCTGACAAAACTCTGACTCTTCTGAAGAATTTCTCTTCTATCAATCAGTCCATTCTTTTTAAGGAGGGGAATAGTCTTCGCACTATTTCTGTGATGAAAAATATTCTTGCTGAGGCAACTATTGAGGAAGAACTTCCCAAGGATTTTGGTATCTATGATTTGAATCAATTTTTGAATGGTCTAAATCTTCACCATAATGCTGAACTTGATTTCCAGAACGATGGATATGTCGTTATCAAAGAGGGTAAGTCTCGTTCCAAGTATTTCTTTGCAGATCCAAACGTAATCATTACTCCCCCCGATAAATCTATTTCTCTACCGAGTGAAGATGTTTGTTTCATTCTTGATACCAAAGAACTCGATAAACTGCTTAAGGCTGCTGCTGTTTATCAACTTCCTGACCTGTCTGTGGTTGGTGAAGCAGGTGTGGTGAAACTCGTTGTTCGTGATAAGAAGAACGATACATCCAATGATTTCTCTGTGGTTGTTGGTGAAACTGATGAGGTATTCACTTTCAACTTCAAGGTAGAAAACATCAAGATTATTCCTGGGAATTATGAGGTTGTCATCTCAAGTAAACTTCTGTCACGATTCAAGAATACTGGGTTTGATGTGACTTATTATATTGCTCTGGAGCCTGATTCTACTTTTGGTTGATGAACATCTTTGTCACTTCCCCTTGGCCTGCTGAGAGTGCTATTTGCCTTCCCGACAAACACGTCGTTAAGATGCCCTTAGAGTGCTGTCAAATGCTTTCTATCGTGGCATCAGAGAAGTGGGGACACGGATACGGCACTCTCCCTAAGGCGGATGGAACCCCCTACAAGACCGAGAAAGGAGCATTCCGCAATCATCCCTGCACCAAGTGGGCACTGGAGAGTATCCATAATGCCTACTGGTTAATCAAGTGGGGATTGAACTTGTCTGATGAATACTGCCTGCGGTATAATAAAACTCACTCCTGTTATAAAACTCTAGTGGATGCATACTATTTGTTTCCCAAAGGTAAGATTACAGAAGTGACTCCATTTGCTCGTGCGATGCCTGAGGAATGGAAGTTTGACGACACCATTGATACATTTGAAGCATACAAAAGATATATCTCATCCAAACCTTGGGTGTCTGAAAACTATCTTCGTATGCCGCAAAGAAAACCTGATTGGATTTGATTATGAAAGTTTATGACTACCGAATTGTAGAGAAACTTAATGTGGATACTATGAAACCTTATTTCATAATTCAAAAATACAATCTTCTTACACAAGAATATAACCTCCACTCAAATGCCCATATTCAAACACTTGAAGAAGCACAAGAAGCAATACAACTATTGAGAAAATACAAACAACCAATTTACCATTATGTTGAGTAATTATTCCAAACTACACCAAATGTCGTTTGGTTATAAATAATAATAGTTATTACTCTTCTAATGGAACTCGATGGAATTACCTACAAACAATCAAAAACTTATCCAGACATTTATGTAAGTGCTTGTGGTAAAATTCTAAATGTAAAACCTATTGGAAGAGTTGATAAAAGAGATGGATATGTTGTAGTTCGTGAAAAACGACTTCATCAACTTGTGGTAGAATGTTGGGGAGAACCAAGGCCAAAAGGTAGAGATTGGTGTATAGACCATATTGATGAGAATAAAACCAACAACAAAGTTGAAAACTTAAGATGGTTGCCTCGTTCAGAAAACACAAGAAGGTCTCAAATTGGAAAATCAAATCCAAGAAAAGCAGTTGTTCAAATGGAGAGTGAAGTAAAGGAAGAAATTGTTAATCTTTCCAATCAGGGATTGTCGCAAAGACAGATTGCTGATATTATGGGAAAAAGTCAAAGAAGTATTTGGAATGTATTGAATGGAGTTTATTGATGAGTGACAATTTTTTGTGGGTGGAAAAGTGGAGACCAAAAAAGGTAGAGGATTGTATCCTTCCCGAGGACACTAAAAAAACTTTTTTGGATTTTATTGAAAAGGGAGAAATTCCTAACCTTCTTCTTTCTGGTCCTCCTGGTATTGGAAAAACTACGATTGCGAAAGCACTATGCGAACAACTTGGTGCAGATTATTATGTAATTAACGGGTCTGATGAAGGGCGTTTCTTGGATACTGTGCGTAATCAAGCAAAGAATTTTGCTTCAACAGTATCACTTCAAGGAAACGATAGACATAAAGTAATTATTATTGACGAAGCAGACAATACCGGTAGTGATGTTCAACTCCTACTACGGGCGAATATTGAGGCATTTTATAACAATTGCCGATTCATCTTCACCTGCAACTACAAGAACAAGATTATTGAACCTCTTCACTCCCGATGTGCAGTCATCGATTTCACCATCAAAGGGAAGCAAAGAGTTCAACTTGCAGGTAGTTTCTTTCAACGACTTCAATCAATCTTGGATGCGGAAAAGATTGAGTATGATGAAAAAGTCGTTGCAGAACTGGTATCAAAACACTTTCCAGATTTCCGCCGAGTCCTCAACGAATGCCAAAGGTATTCTACTGGAGG